GGAACAGATGCAACTGAGTAATCTGGCACCGCATTTAGACCGAATACGTCAGGATACACTGGCTTTTTTAAAGCAAGAGCGCATTGTGCAAGCCAGTGACGAATGCTGCGGCAAGGGTTACGTTAGATGTACACCGTCACGCAACGTGAGCGGAACACAAGGAGCAACAACAATGACAAACCAACAAGATGCGATCAACCACGCGCAACACGCGCAAGCACGCGCAACAGTATTCGCCGATACAGTCGAAAACAAAAATGGCGTGTATAATCCTATCATACGACTTTGGGCGGATCGCAATGGATGGGCGGTGATTTTGAATAGCGACGGTAGTGTGAGTAAAGCGATCGACGCACGCAACACGTAGGAGTACCCGAATTGAATCGAATTGCAACCCAAGCGGACAGCGCGAACTGTTCGCTTTAGATGCAATCCCGCATCACAAACCACACAAGAAAGCAAAACAATGCACACAATTTCAATCACACGTGAAACTGAGATGCGTCCGTCAGGTATTGAAACAATACTCATCGTACGTCCAACAAAAACGAAAGTATTTAAGGATTTTAATATTCTACAAACATCTTGGGACAAAAACCAAAAAGCATATCATTGGCAGTACACTGATAAAACCGGGAAAGTTGTAGATGGAAGCAAGGATAGTTATAAACATTGCTTGGTAATGCCTCACACTTCGCATGATATAATAGACGTGAGTTATCATTCAAGGTTCTAACCGAATTGTAACCTAAACATGGACAACACGGAAAAGCGACGTCGGTTGGTAATCCCCACGTCCATGTTTTAGATGCAATTCCGCATCACCGCTAACGCGGTTAATTAACGGAGCAATACAATGACAAACCAAATACCAATCAAAGACATAAGCGACAAGGAACTGGCCAGTTACGTTCGCGCCATTGGCGCAAGCACAACGATCAACCGGCGCGGCAAGGAACACATGACAACGTTCGATATCGTGCTTGCCCAATTCCCGCTTGTCGCACTCGAGCGTTTCATCACTTACGGCGCGCAACGGTGTTTCAACGATGCAATCGGCGGCGCGGATAAAACGCCCGAAAGCAAAGTTGAAACGGTCAAGTTGATGATCGAAGAATATCAAGCGGGCGAGGTTAGCAAAAGGCGCATTAGCGCACCGGTTGACAATGTGCAAGTAGTTACACGTCAGCTTGCCCGTGCCGCGCTTCGTGCCATGATGGCGGAACAAAACGTGGATTTCAAAGCGTTCACCGAACTCGCCCGCGATGTACAAAATGAGAAGCTTGACATGATCATCGATAACAACGACGACCTGATCGCACAAGCCAAAAAGAAAATCGCGGATCGCAAAACCGCAAGCAAAGGTTTGGACCTAGCTACGCTTGGTCTAGCCAACAAAGGCAAGGCGCATGACGGATCGGAGGTTTGATCATGGGTACAATAGGTACAATAGGCACAATAGTAATGTCAGCATTACTCGGTGGCATAAGCGCAGTGACGTTGTGGGTATTTTTCCTAGACAAAAATATGAGTAAGGAAGACAAAAGCGAAAACCTGACACTTCTCTTTTGGCACACCGCTATAATTACTGCAGCAATATATACCGTGTTATCAAACTGCTAGTAATTGTCTTATGGTAATTAGGCCCGGGGCGCTTCAAATGTCCCGGGCTTTTGCACATGCTTCGCGCCTTTTCGCGCCATTTAGCACCCACATTTTTCCTCATTATCCCTGATTGGCTCATTCCCAAATATCGACCACATAGACCCATACTATTTGTATATCAAATGGGCCATACCTTACTGTGACCTGTCCCTTCTGTTCTTTCTTTAAAAAAATATTTTTTTTTTAAAGACAGTAAGAGAGAAGACACACAGGGAAGTATGGGGGATTACCAACCGACGTCGCTTTTCCGAAATGAGCCAATCAGGGATAATGTAGGAATATGTACACGATTAATGGCACAAAAAGGCACAATGAGGAAACACCACGCCCGTCCACCACCCTTACAATACCATTTGCACTATTCCCCAGTTCGTGGTATAATCGGGTCACAATCACCACACAAGCGCACCGAAAAGGAACCCGTCATGACCCCGCAAGAGATATTCAACCGTGTCGCGACGCGACTGCACGATGGCACAGGCCAAGCAATGGTAGACGGTACATGCATGTACCTCGACAACGCAGGAAACAAATGTGTAGTAGGCATTTTCATGTCCGATAACACCTCCACACAAAACTTCGTGGGAGGTGTTTATAGCCTCATAAAGAACTACCCAAACGATATTCCTCCTTGGTTCATAGACAACGCTAAACTGTTGGAACAACTCCAAGAAATTCACGACAGCTCAGACGCATGGACATTTGACGGCACATTAAGCGACGAAGGTGAAGTAGAGTTGGAACTGTGTGCAGCCAAGCACTTACTGGAATTACCCGCGCAAGCGGGGCAGGTACGCGGGGCTAGCCAATGAAAAAACCAATTAAATTCTCACAAACATACACCGCTTACGGCTGCTACAAATGCCTAGACCCGAGCGAAGGGTGCGCGGATTGTTGGAAAGTGCACAAGCTACGCGCCGAGTACAAATTGAAAGAGGAGTCACTCAATGACTGACATCACAATAGCTCTAGCCCCTGACGGCGCACATTTCCTCCTAACCGTGCCCGGAGCCCATTCGGAGTCAACCCACACACTCACAATCCCGATAAACTACAGTGGAATGCTAACGATGCGCTGTATTTTCACTGAGCGGCAGCACACCACCAAGTCGCCCAAACTAGGCTTAACTGGCAACCCAGTGCAATCGATGGTGGATCAGTGGCTTCGTGACAACACTCCAACCCGCTTGCGTGGGACCGGTACGCAACACACGCACGTCGCAATTGACCTGGAGGCATTAGGGTTATGACAGTAGAAAGCATAATCGTCGACATACTACTATTCGGTATGCATCATACTCATTGCGGTATATTATCTTGTCGGCCGGCTGAAGCAAAACAAGTAACCCGCGATAGCGGGGATGCCACACCCCAACACAGGAGTAGAAAAGCATGAGCAAAGAAAACATTAACAAATTAATCGCGTGCATTCGAAACGAGCGGAATGCGTTTTCAATGGCCGATGTTGACTGGGAATGCCACACACTGGTGCCGGCCGACTCTTTCGAAGGAAAGTATGGCAGTCCCGCTTGTCTACTAGGCTGGATGGGAACATTGTTTCCGAACCAAACTTTTTCTGATAAACTGGGTCTGGAAAATGATAGTGACAGTTACAATCATCTCGTAGTTCCCCCTGGCTGGATGTACAAACAGCACTACACCCGCACCCGCACAATAGCAGTGCTGGAGCATTTACGCGACACAGGACGGGTGGATTGGGATGCATTTGATGCGCAAGGGTGCAGGACAAACAAGGAGCTGTGATCTTGCCCGTATCCAAAAACATAAACTCCTACACCGACATCCGCCAAGTACTCGACAGCGCACTAGCCGTTGGCGGCGCACGAATTCGCATAAACACTAAGGGCAGCGCTCGCCATTGGATGCAGCGGGCGTACTCATTCCGCAAGCTCGCACTTGCGACAGAAAGTACTGCAGTGGGGCATATAATTGGCTACACCCCTTCCACCCCATACGACAGTATGAAACTAAGTGTCCAGCCTCTCCCTAACGGTCAAGCCGATGTTGTGATCGAGTTTCGTGTGATCGAGGGCGAACTACTATCACTTGATGGCAAAACCGTGCTCGAGCCCGCGGTAGCGGGGGCGGTGCGCATTCACACAGGGGGTGGTGAAGACGAGCTACTTACTGAAGCAATGAAAATAGCTGAGGAGAGCTGAACCAATGAAATACAAGTTCAAACTGAATGATCAAGTGTATAAAACGAGCGGATATTCATACAATGGATGGATCAGAATGCGGGGAATAACTATCCAAGGAAAAGAACGGTATGTTGTGGAGAATTGGACCAAGCCACCATGCACTTATATCTCAGGCAACGAGCATAAAGATGATTCTTACCGGTTTAACCACGAACTCGGGGAGAGGCAGAAAAGAGAAAACGGTGTCTGGGTTCCCGGATGACGAAAATTAGAGTTTTAAAATGACCAAACTACTCGCTAGCATCGCAACCGCGATGCTACTCACCGCGTGCACAACACCAGGCGGCCGCTACACCGGTATGACTTACTACTACACCGACAAAGCTGGCATCGACCATTCCTGTCGCGAACCTACCCCGTGGCGCGGCGGCAATTGTCGTCCCTTAACCGAGTGGAAGGATATCCCAAATGGCCGAATCTGACTCCCGCCGTTTTGCCGGCCAGATCTTCATCTGGTCCGGTCTCTTGTCCCGCAATCTGTATGGTTGGCAACAGGGTATGCGCAAAGTTGGCAGCGCAATCGGTGACGCAACTTTCATCCCTTCCAAACGCACCGGGAGCGGTTACGATTGGATCGACGAAGTCACCGAAGCAATCATCGCGAACGGCCACGAGCGGGTGCTGCTGATCGGCCACTCAAACGGAGTGTACGCGATAACCGAGGTAGCCCGACGACTTCGTACGGGCGAAGTCGTGTGTACACTCATCAGCTTTGACCAAACCCTGAAAGATTGCCCAAAACTTGGCGCAAACGTTGACCGCGCAATAGATTTGTGGGCAGGTCTGGACAAGCTAGAGGCCGGCCGAAACTTCACGGGCAAACTACGCCTCTACGACTTCAGCCCCGACTCGCACATCGGCATCACCCACGACACCGCCGCCCTGCAAATCGCAATAAACTTCGGCCGCGCCTGGAAGCACGAATGGGAGCCGACAGGATGAAAACAGCAGCAACAGTTATGCCAAAAATGCAACTCTATCCCATTCAACTAAAGGAGAATATTATGCAAACCATTGACAAAACCGAAATAGTACCGGAACCAACAGTCATGGATCGAGAACTACCCAAGATCATAGACCAAGTACAAAATTTTATCAATCAAACAGAATCTACCGGTGATCAAGCTGTGCTGATTGTGCTCAGAGTATTAGGTTCACAAACAACACCAGACGAAGCTTATGAAGATGCAAAAACGCATGATGGCGATATTTATAAACTAAATTATCTTCTCGATATTCTGGAACAGAAACTTAATCGTATAACAAATGCAACCAATCGGTTGGACACACTGTAACAAAACCGGAGCAATCACAATGAACGAACTTATGAAAGCCACTCGCCAGCACATCATCGACAACCCCGCAGAATTTGACATGCAACAATGGGGAAAAGTACTAAAACCCGTTTGTAGCACTATCGGTTGCATCGCAGGCACAGCCTTGCACTTGCATAAAATGCACCACCCAAAGCTTTCAGTATTTAATCAGCCTACTTATAACGATATTATTGATGCTGCAACAATAACACTAGAATTACCTTGTGTGGTCGCCATGCACTTATTCATGCCTGGTCGTTGGACGATTAGTTTATGCAACAACAAATTTACCTCAGACCATGCCGGTTTATGGGAAGGCAATTACCGCTGCGACCTGGACACAATAGAACAAATGAAAGAGTGGACAAGCAAATGGACTTTTGGTTTCGAAACTTCAAATGTAGCCGCCAACCATGCCATTGCCGCAATAGATGGTCTCGAGTCCCACCCACACTACGTCAACTGGCAGGAGGCATTCGAAAATGCCTAGTCGCAAACCAATGACTGCCACCACCCCAATGCCTGAGGCATATTTAGGCGACGGTGTATATGCCTCATTCGATGGTTATCACATCTGGCTCAAAACACAAGAAGGTGACAGCATCGCCATCGAAGATGGAGTATGTGAAATGCTTTACAGATATACCCGAGGAATAGATAGACATTTTAATGTTTGTCGTTATGCACCCAAACAGGAGCAATCCCAATGACCCCAACTGAAAAACTTAACCACATCTGCGCAACCTGTGCAAATGCAAAAATCGCCATGTTCAGTACCTCAAAATATTCTGATGAGTGGCACATAGACGTTGATATCGTAACAGACAGTCGCGATGAAGTGTCACTGCGTGAAACAAACACCGAACTGGACGATTGCATTGACGCGATCTACAAGAAAACCATGGCATTTCTCGCCAGCAACATCGATTTCGTCGCGCCGCAGATCGAGCACCAACCGGCGGTAGACGCCAACGACGAAATCCCATTCTAAACGGAACAACCCTCATGCTTAACAATAACATAAACATAAAAGCAGGCAAACTGTTCTGCTGGTCAACAGGCGAGTATAGCGACTATCAATACATAGGTCATTTCCTTGCGCTAGTCAACATTGACAGCGAGCTGCAAATACAGGAAAGTAAAGGTATAGACCGTAAAAATCGTCAATACCGTAGCATGGCCGGCCTGCTTCTGCCTGAATTGATCCGTAGTGGCGTAGTTATGTCAATTGACGTGCAAGAAATACACGGCGAGTTAACAAGTTGGGGAGTAAACCGCTCATGACCGATTTCACCCCAACACCCGAACAACAAGATATTCTTCTTGCCGCCACCGAGACCGACGACAACCTGCTAATCTCCGCCCTTGCCGGCGCAGCAAAAACCAGCACCCTAGTCCTAATCGCGAAGGCGTTGCGCAAAACACCAATCCTGTGCCTCGCATTCAACAAAGCCATCCAGGTCGAAATGACCGCACAACTCCCTTCCACCACTGTAGCCATGACCCTAAACTCAATCGGGTACCGTGCCTGGCGCGAAGCAACCGGTCGTCGTCACCCCATTAACAAAAGCAAAACCTACGAGTTGCTCAAACGCCACATCAACACCAAACTGAAAACAGGCGAGAAATTGGAGGCCCACACCACTATGACCGAGCTGATGCGGGCAATAGACTCGGGCAAAACCGCCGGTTACGTACCGAGCGGTCATTTCCCTTCCGCTCGTCCACTCATGAACGACGACGAGTTCTTCGCCTGGCTCGACGACATCCCCAGCAAACTCGGCGAAAGTATAATCCGCGACGTGACGATTGAGTCAATACACGAATCTTTCCGGGGCGAACTCGATTTCAACGACCAGATTTTCATGCCAACCATCTTCCCCGCAACATTCCCACAATACCCCCTTGTCATGGTCGACGAGGCACAGGATCTATCCGCCCTCAACCATGTCATGCTCAACAAAATCGCCCGCAAGCGCATAATCGCAGTCGGTGATGAGTGCCAAGCCATCTACGGATTTCGCGGAGCGCACGAAGACAGCATGAATTTGCTCCAGCACCAATTTGGCATGAAGGAGATGCACCTCACCATCTCTTTCCGCTGCCCAATCGCAGTGGTGAAAACTGCCCGAGGACGAGCACCCCAGATGCGCTACCCAGACTGGGCCGAAACCGGCAGTGTCACCACTCTCCCCTCGTGGAACATAAACAACATACCCGACGACTGCTTCGTTCTGTGCCGCAACAACGCCCCCCTATTCACCCTCGCCATGCAAATACTCCGCGCCGGCCGCTTTCCCACCCTCCGCGGGAATGAAATTGGCCGCACCATCCTGAAGAATATGAAAAAGTTCGGAAAAAGCCAGCTGACGCGGGTCGAGGTACACTCAGCAATCAATGCTTGGGAAAGCAAAAAGCAAAAAAAGTCCAGATCGCCCAAAAAAGTAACAGACATGGCCGATTGTATGCGTTTGTTCGCTGAAAATGGCAAAACCCTCGGAGATGCACTCGCATATGGCGAGCATTTAATCAATTCTTCCGGGCCAATCCACCTCATGACCGGGCACAAGGCAAAAGGACTTGAAAAACCTGTGGTTTTCATCCTTGACGAGTACCTAATCGCCCCATTTGGCCAAGATCGCAACCTGCGCTACGTCATGCAAACACGAGCGCAGCAGGATTTGATCTACATCACCTCGGGGGGCTTCAAAAGCGAAGCAGAATTCAACGAAGAAATGGTTGAGTCGGTATGATACCTTACAAATTCACCTTTCCTTTTGCAATTTTCAGAGCCTTAGCACGGAGGCAGCGTCGTAAAGAGTTAGCTAATGACTCGAAACTATTCACAACAAAACTAAGGAGCAGTGACATGACAACACCTATCCCCCACACTCATGACAACACAAACCACCCACCAGTAGGCGAATGTTCGGATTCAATCGGCCTGCTCCCGCGTGAGTGGGACGAATGTAGACCGAGCGACTATGTGCAAACTGAAGTGGCATTATTGAAACGGCAACGTTTTGAACTGACATAAGGAGAAACAACATGGAAACAATTGAATATAACAATTTCGATAAACAACTGTGGAAAGATTGCATCGCTGGCAAGGAAAACTATCATGAGTGATTTTAAAGGAAAGAAAAACATTTACCTGTGTAATGAATGCGGCCACGGTTTCGTCAGTCTGGATCAAGACAGTGGCACTACTCCATTCATGACTGCTTGCCGAAACCCAGAATGTGAAAAGTTGGCGTACAGTCTGCTTTACCTGTGCCCGCAAGAATCGCTGGCAGAAGTCAAACCGGCTTTAATATGGGTAGTACCCACGGGGGATCAATTAGCCAAAATGTCCGAATCCACCCAACACCATGTAAAAATGGGTGGATTAATTTCTAAAGAATGGTTGACTGAACTGGAAAAGGAGAGTATACATTAGACCAATCAATATGATCCCGTTGTGGCCACACCGAACCGCAAATGGCCCGTTCAGTGACTGCAACGATCATATTGACCCATACCATTTGATACGCAAATCACCCATACCATCTGCAAATAACCCTTGAAGTTACTTTCAGTTTGCGGTATAATGGCAACGCAACAAACAACAATTTGGAGACTAACATGACTGAAGTAACATCAAAAATAGTACAAATCCAAGGCGAAGAATTCACCCTACCCATTCGCTACACCGAGGGCGTAGTCCTAAGCGCGATCGAGGCCAAGGTACTCAGCCAAACATGGTGCGAAAATGTGCGCAACAACACGGCGAAATTTATCAAGGCAGCGAATGATGAAGATAACGAAATGACAATGGCCCAGGCGCACGATGAAGTGTATGCCGCTGCCAATGAATATGAGTTTACCGCCGCAGCCGCCGCCGGAAGTCGGTCATCCTACACCCCTGAGCAGAAAGAAGCTCGCAAAATTGCCCGCGAAGGCATCCGTGCTGAACTCGCCGCCGCCGGTCGTAAAATGTCTGATATTGGCAAAGAGGTTCTCGAGGCCGCTGTGCATCAAGCTTCCGAAATGCCTCACATTGTCAAGATCGCGAAAAAACGCGTGAAAGAAGCACAGTCCGCGAGTGAAGGCATCCTGGCCGGCTTGGATTTGTCCGGCACAGGAGAAGTTTCCGAAATAGCCGCAGAGTAGTCGTCCTCCATTCTGCAGCTTGGGCAGGGAAGCCCGGTACCTCCCTCCGTTGCTTCCTTGCCCTACCACCACTCACCATTTCAAGGACCAGCCCAATGGAAATTCTTGCCCCAGTTCGCGGAGCCTACTTCCGCATCAAAGAAAACCCCGCAGTCGAAGACATCATTCTCAACCTGCGCGCTGACCAACCTGCCGAGTTGCGTCGCGAACCCGACAATCCGTACGATCCAAACGCAATCATTGTATTAGTAACTGAAATGGTTTCCGATCCTGACAATGGTAACACTCAGGGGGATAACTGGCTTGTGGGAGTTGGTCCACCAGTCAACATCGGCTACGTCGCCAAAGAATTCGCAGTCGACATCGCCCCATTCCTTGACCAGGGCGCCGACTACACCGCTACTATTGATCATTACGCCAACCCTCAACAACCGGTTATCAAGATCATCCTTGACATCGAGGACCAAGAACTATCTCATTTTCGGTATTCAATATCACTAGATGATATTCCATCTTGATCCACCTCCTTTACCGCGCCCTCGAATCACCCAACGGCATTGAGGTCGAGACGAACAACAGGGAATTGCTGCGAGCACGGCTCTACAAGCTTCAGAAAAAAGACCCCAGTGCATTCGGTGAGTTGGCCTTTGTTTTTCCTGTCTACAAAACCTGCCTCTGGATAATGCGAAAGAACCCTGATGACCCAACCGATGAATAATATAGATTATACTGATCCAAAACTTTTATTGGATTTACACGCAGAGATGAAAAGCGCAAGACGTGAAATACAAGGAAGTTTTATTGCTCTTCACTTAAAAACACCGTCGCGTGTTACAGATGACATACAAAAGGAGCACTTACCAAAACCAAGGAACCCGGATGACCCGACGTAAAGAAATCAGCCCGCTTCAAAAGCACACCCTAGAATTGTTCGAGGGTGATCTTTCGGAAGTTGCTGACTTGAGTGGCAAACCGGCGGGTTACGTCATACGCAGGATCGTGCGGGCGTTTATAGAGAATGCTCGGCGCGGCCAAACCCCGGCTGAGGATATTAAAACAGGAGTAAAACTGAAATGAGTAAACACACTGTCGGAACATCAATAACTGCAATGCTCGGCTTAGCCATTCTTGGCGGATGCCAACCAGATGCACAAATAGCATCAAAGAACCTGTCCAAACCGGCGTGTGGTATTTTATAACGGCATTACAGCCGGCTAGATGTTGATCTTCGTATTGATACAAAAGAGCTAAATACTGACCGACACGACTAAAGGAGCAACCAATGACCACCGACATCGGCAAGATATTCGCCGACAATCCCCTTAATCTCAAACGAACCGACATTCGCGAGATGATCGAGGTCTACCGGTCCGCCCGGAAGTCGTTCAACCTCGGCGTGCCGCAGGCGGGCGCAATCAAAAAGCTAACCACAAAACAACTGGAAGTTAAAGAGGCGGCGAGTAAGATTAGCCTTGTCGATCTGGGGCTGGGTGACAAGTGAATTGGTTTGCGCAGCACTGGCAAGAATGGATACTGGAAATGCTCGGTATTTATGGTTTTGTCAGTCGTATTCACGTCGTGCGTAAATTTAACATCAGAAAGTATTACTGGAGAGAACGCAAATGACATACAAATCATCCCAAGCATTTCCACGCGCCTCAAATGTTCGTGGCATGAGCCTACGCGATTACTTTGCAGGACAGGCTTTGGCAGGGTTATTATCTTCTAATGTTGAAGTCCATTACAGTAAAACGCCTACCGATATTTTGGCTTACGCCTTGTATACAATGGCCAACGCAATGCTCAAAGAACGGGAAAAGTCTTGATGATCAACGGAACCAAATCAATCCTACCCGCTCAGTCCGCAGTCCAGTCCTGCTTTGATCAAGGTGGTCAGTTCGCTTGGGACGCTACCTCACTTTCCCTCTTCACCACCTGCCCCCGCAAGTACTACTACCGCATGATCGAGGGGTGGGTTCCGCATCGCAAGTCAGTCCACCTACTATTCGGCGGCTGGTACGCCAAAGCACTGGAGAACTTTTGGCACCTACTCACCAGCGGCACAGATCGTGAAACAGCCCTTGAAGACATCGTGCTTGAACTGCTAAAAAGCACCTGGGAGCCTGGCTATGCCTCTGCCGCCGACGCAACTGCAAAACGCAACCCAGACTGGACGAAAGGTCGACCCTGGAAATCTGACGACAACAACAAAACCCGCGAAAACCTAATCCGAACTGTGATTTGGTACATCGACCATTTCACCGATGACAACTGCAAAACCATCATCCTGAGTGATGGCGCGCCCGCTGTCGAGCTTTCGTTCAAAATCGACATCGGCCACAATTTCTTGTGGTGTGGACACATCGATAAACTCGTCGACTTTGGTGGAGATGTAATGGTTATGGACCAAAAAACCACGGGCAGTACAATCACCCCCCGTTACTGGCAACAGTGGCACACCGATGGCCAGATGAGTGGCTATGCCTTCGCCGGTACCATACTCTACAACACACCCGTCAAGGGAGTGATCATCGACGCAGCTCAAATCATGGTTGGTGGTACTCGGTTCGAGCGTGGCTTTACCCACCGCACCCAAGACCAGCTGCAGGAATGGCTCAACGATACAAAGCACTACATTTCCCTGGCAAGGAGCTATTTCCGGGATAAGGCATGGCCTATGAACCGCTCGAGTTGTGGCAACTACGGCGGATGCGAATTCCGCGACGTATGTGGCCACTCACCCAGCGTCCGCCCCAACTTGTTACGGGGCGACTTCACGCAGGACGAACAGAAATGGAACCCACTGGAGAATAGATAAGGAGCAACCCAATAACCAACGCTATTAAGCCCAATATCGCAAAACAAGCCAAAGACTAATTGAGGAGAAGATCACCGATGCCACCACTTGACAAATCCACCGCATCCCAGTTCATCAAACTTATGTACATCGGCGACAGTGGCGCAGGCAAAACCGGCTCCCTTGTATCCCTCGTTGAGGCCGGTTACCGCCTCCGCATCCTCGACATGGACAACGGCGTAACCGTCCTGCGCAGCTACATCATGGAACAGTGCCCGAACCGCATTGATCAAGTCGAGTACGAAACCTGCCGCGACAACATCATCGCCACTAACATGGGACCAACAATCAGAGGAGTCGCAAAGGCATACGTCAAAGCGACCAAGCTGCTCACCAAGTGGACTGACGAGACTACCCCGTGCGAGTGGGGGTCAGACACGATCCTAGTCATAGACTCACTCGCCACCCTCAGCCAAGCTGCGTTTAATTGGCAGAAAAGCCTCAACCCCGGCGCGGTGGGCAAAGCCCAACTCAAATGGGTTGGCGGTGCGCAGGAGTCTATCGAAACCATCCTTGCTATGTTGACAAGTGAAACATTTGAGTGCAACGTTATCGTCATTTCTCATGTCGAGTATATCGATGACGGCCAGGGCAACATCATTCGCGGCCAGGTTGATGCAATCGGTAAGAAGCTTGGCCCGCGCATACCAAAGTACTTCAACACGATGGTACTCGCCACCATGATTGGCAGCGGCAGCAACATAAAACGCGAAATCGCTACCGTGCCCACTAACCTAATAGCTCTGAAGAATCCCGCTCCCTTCAGACTTGACAATTCACTTCCCTTGGAGACGGGACTAGCAACATTGTTTGAAAAACTAAAGGAAATCTAGCATGGCAGATAAAATGAATTTTCAAGAGGCTCTGAATGTAAAAGTTGGAAGTATCGAAAGACCACCAAAAATTCCTCAAGGAACTTATGTAGTCAAGGTAAATAAGCAGCCTTTCTTTGCCAAAACTGGTGAAGATGATCGTTACGAAACCTGCGATTTCACCCTTGGGCTGATCCAGCCAACAGACAATGTGGATGCAGCTGACTTAGAAGAATACGGACCAATCACCAATTCCTCCATTCAACTTCGCTTCATGTTCGACAGTGAGGACAAAAGTAGGTTCGAACGTTCTCTGTTCTTCCTGAAACGGTTCATCGAAGAGCACCTGCTGGTTGACGGCGCCGATAAAATGCCACTCAAAAAAGCATTGGCCGATACTGTCAACCACCAATGCATGGTTGATGTAGTGTGGAGTCCAAATCCCAAAGACCCTGAGGAGTTCTTCGTCAACGCTGGCAAAACCATGCCGGTCTAGCCTACCCAATTTCCGGCCGAGGCACGTCATTGGCCTTGCTTATCAGTCCCGCCTGATGATGGATAGGATTAAAGCAAGGTGTGGCGGTCCAGCCTTATACTCTTCTTGCACAAGAGACTTAGCTAAGAAAGTGAAAGAAGATGAAGACAAGATTAATCAGACGAAATAAAAAATCCTCTAACGGTTGGAATAATGGGGATATAGATGAGGTCAGGCAGCTATTCAGAAGTGCTATGGTATGGGATGGGAATCATTGCTCAAAGGAATCAAGGGATCGTCTTATATCCTTTAAGTATGCCTATCGATATGATGGTCTAACTGCATTGACTGGGCGTGGTAAAATCGCCGCTATACTCTCCTGGCCGATGCCATTCGTCTGGATTCGTTATTGGTGGCGAACTCGTAGATTTGGTTGGTGGTTTGCATTCAATAGCCCTGATCAGAAGAATTCGGTTAATTAGGATGAGAGCATGGATTAATAGCTATTGGCTTTCACACTGATGGCACCGGAAAAATTCGGCTTACTGACGCAGGTTTAGTAATAGTTAGGTATAAAATCGTATGACTTCAGGCAATTTCACCCCCATACTTCTTTCCTCCATAACCCGTGGCGAGCGCCAACGCAAAGAATTAAAAGGCATCCGGGAGCTTGCCTGGTCTATCAACAGCGTTGGCCTCATCAACCCGCTCGTCGTAACTCCCGACTACCAGCTTGTTGCGGGCGAACGACGCCTCGCAGCTTGTCGTCAGCTCGGTTGGACCGATATCCCTGTCCAGTTCACAACCAACCTTTCTCCCGACGAGCTACACCTGATCGAGTTGGAAGAGAACATTCGCCGCAGCGACTTGCCCTGGAAAGATGAAGTCCTGGCAGTCCAGGCCTACCACAACCTGCGCAGTCAGGAAGATTCTGAGTGGAACCAGACCAAAACTGCCGCCGCGTTATCCACCAGCACTCCACTTACCAGCCAAAAGTTAATGGTAGCGGAACAGATAATGGCAGGTAACGAGAAAGTTACAACTGCCGACCACCTAAGTGTTGCAATTAATTTGACAAAACGGGCACGATCACGGGCGGAAGCATCAGAAGCGGTCAAGGTGGATAAACTCATCGCCACCGCTACCGCTACCGCGAGCGAGCCGGTAGAACCCGAACCACCCACCATTCCCCTAATCAACGAGGATTTCATCGAGTGGGCACAAACCTATTCCGGACCCAAGTTCAACCTAATCCATTGCGACTTTCCCTACGGTATAGACTCAGGCAATCAACAGCAAGGCACAAATGTTGCTTTGTACGGCAATTATGAAGATACCTTCAATACATATGTTAAACTATTGTATACGTTAGATGTAGCTACCCATCGCATAGTTGAAGACAGTGCGCATTTAATCTTCTGGTTTTCGATGGCACATTACCAAACAACAATCAACCGGTTGAGTGACCAAGGTTGGATCGTTGACCCACTCCCACTCGTTTGGCATAAGTCTTGCAGCACAGGCCTCTTACCCGATCCTAACCGGGGCCCTCGTCGCACCTACGAGACTGCCCTGTTCGCCAGTCGAGGCGATCGCAAGATCGTTCGGGCGGTAGCCAACTCAGTCTCCGCCCCAACCCGCACGGACAAGCTGCACATGAGCGAAAAGCCCCCGGCAGTCCTAGCCCACTTCATGCGCATGGTGTGCGACGAATATAGCACCGTGCTCGATCCAACTTGCGGCAGCGCTGGGGCGATTAAAGTTGCCGAACAGCTCGGCGCGAGTCGGGTGCTGGGTATTGAGAAGGACGAAGAATTTTTCAACATAGCAACGGAGAATTATCATGGGAACTGAAAAGAAAACAGACAAGTCAGTACCTCAACTTGCTGGTGAATTGGACTTTAATCTTACAGCAGAAGAGGTTAAAAAGCGAAGGGATGGCACGTTCGACTTGCTACCCAATCGCCAATCCACTCACGGCGACTTCAGCCTCAACGCCCACATTTCCCAACACTTAAAACAGGTGTACAAATCCAATGGATACGACAAGTTCACTCCCACCAAGCGTGAGTCACTTGATATGATTGCCCTAAGAATTGCTCGCATCCTGAGTGGCAGTCCGAACGTTGCGAGACATTGGAGTGATATCGCAGGGTACGCGCAATTGGTGGTGGAAGAACTGACAGCTAAACCAAAAGCTTCTAAGGAGCAGACATAGCAATCGTGAGCGACCAGCAACCTATCATGATCGTTGGCGAGGCCTGGGGAAAGGACGAGGCCGAGGCCCGCCTACCTTTCGTCGGCAAAACTGGGGGCATTCTTCGCGTAATGCTGCGGCAGGTTGGCATCGACATATCCTCAGTTTACCTAACCAACGTATTCAACCTTCAACCGCCCGGCGGAAACGACGTTAAGAACCTGTGCGGTTCACGACCCGAGGCAATAAAAGGAATGCCAGCACTCAACCGTGGCAAGTTTGTGCGGGCCGAGTACTTGCCCGAGATCGAGCGCCTATACCACGAAATCGCTACGATCAAACCCAACATCGTGATAACCTGCGGGGCTACCCCAACATGGGCACTACTCCACACCAACGGTATAGCAAAGCACCGGGGCGCCCCATTCAGCTGCCCAATACCAGGCCCAATCGCTGGCGTAAAAGTCCTGCCCACCTACCACCCGTCAGCCGTTGCCCGTGATTGGAAGCTGCGCCCGATCGTCATTGCCGACCTGCACAAGGCAAAACGCGAAGCAGAGTTTCCTGAAATCCGACGGCCACGTCGAGAGATATGGATCGAACCTACATTCAAAGACATCAACACCTTCTACAACGAGTACATGCTAGACTGTGATGAACTGTCAATCGACATTGAAACGATAGGCAATCAAATAACCTGTATCGGATTCGCCCCGACCGAGGTGGTAGCACTAGTCATTCCATTCTATGATCCTCGACAAAAGGATGGCAATTACTGGCGAACAATTGAAGAAGAACTCAGGGTTTGGGATTTGGTCCGGTATTTCTGCTCCCTTGACCGGGCGGTGGTCGGCCAGAACTTCATGTATGACATGCGTTTTCTACTCGACAGCTATGGCATACCTTGCCCTAACACAAACGACACCATGCTGTTGCACCATGCCCTACAACCGGAAATGCAAAAGAGTCTTAACTTCCTCGCATCGGTCTACAGTGACGAACTTAAGTGGAAGTTTATGGGCGGGCGAGGAACACTAACTCGGAAGAAGGAGGACTAAACAATGCCTACAAAAGTAGATGTCAATACGCAAACCTGTGCATAAGAGAAGTAACCGTGGTCCGTATAATTCAAACAGCTGATCTTGATCCGCACGTTTCGCTACCCCGTACAACTAACGATTGGGTATACAACGGACTCGATTGCTGCGTGACCCTCGAGATATGCCACACCCTCCTCGAGCAGCTTGACGACACCAGCCGCACCATCTACGAACGGTCCCTTGCACTACAGGGACCGGTGCTTGAGATGACCTTGCGTGGAATAAAGATCAACGAGGTCGAGCGCAAACAAATCCTTGCTCACACCGTTCGCGATATCATGAAGCTTGAGGCAAACTTGTACATGATTTTGCAAGAGGGACTTGGCATTGACACGAAAATGAAAGGCCCAACAAAGTATTGGCGGAGCAACAAACAGTTGATGCATCTATTCTACACTGTGCTGGGATTGGAGCCGATAAAGAAACGCAATGCTGCGGGTGGCTTCAGCCCCACGGTCGAGGAGACGGCATTGGAAAAGCTTTCAATCCATTTCTACGCCGAACCAATCTGCGCCCACATCTTACTCCTCCGTGATCTCGACAAGCAGCGCCAATTACTTGAGACTGAATTGGATGAAGACAAGCACCTGCGAGCAAGTTGGAACATTGCGGGCACAAACAGCGGGCGCTTCTCGTGCTCTGAGTCTGCATTCGGTACCGGTCGCAATACCCAAAATATTGACAAGCGTCTGCGGACGATGTTCATTGCAGATGATGGAATGAAGTTGGCCAACCTAGACCTCAAACAGGCCGATGCCCGTAATCTCGGCGCAATCTGTTGGGAGCTTTTTGTCGAGAAGTATGGTCCAGAATTTGCAGGCAAATACCTCGACTATTGCGAGTCCGGTGATCTGCACACCAAGGTGTGCGAAATGGGTTGGCCAACACTTCCATGGACTGGCAATACTGCAGCAGATCGGGCAATCGCTGATGTAATCGCCCACAAAGGCATGTCATACCGCGACCTTTCCAAACGACTCGGTCACGGCACCAACTACCAGGGCGAGGTAAGTGTGGCTCAGGCAACGAAGCTGGCCATGTCGGTCATTCTCGCATTCAAGAAAAAGTACTTTGCTGGTTTTCCTTGCATAGAATTGTGGCATGATTGGGTAAGAAGACAGCTCATTGATTTTGGATTCATCACTACCCTTCTCGGCCGTCGCCGTTTCTTCTACGGCAGGCCAAGGGACGCAAATAACATTCGTGAAGCTGTTGCCTACGGCCCTCAATCAATGACTGCTGAACAGACACATATGGGACTGGTAAACTTATTCCGTACAAATCGAGTACAACTTTTGCTTGAAGGCCACGATGCACTAATCTTTCAGTACCCGAAAGATGAGGAAGAAGAAATCTTACCACTAGCAATTGCTGCCATGACTATACCGTTGACCCTCAAGCAGGGCCGCGAGTTTGTTGTGCCGGTAGACGCAAAGGTGGGATGGAATTGGGGAGACAAGACGAGTGACAATTACCACGGGCTGGCGAAATGGAAAGGTGCGCCAGACGAACGCACCTCCCCGGTGTACGGTAAGCAACCACGCCTTTCATTTCTTAGGGAGTTAGAAAGATGACGAAGCATTTGATGAAACGGCCTGAGACAAAGTGGGTTACACTTACGGGTGACTACAAAAAAGATAACCTTTTCACTAACTCATTGCTAGATGACATACCACACAAAAGGAAAACAACAATGAAACTAGTAATAATCGAAAGCCCCTACGCAGGCGATATTCAACTGAACACCGAGTATGCTCGTGCCTGTGTACATGACAGCCTTAGCCAAGATGAAGCTCCCATTGCTTCTCACCTTCTTTACACTCAGCCAGGAATTTTAGACGACAATACTCCTGAGGAACGGAAACAAGGTATTGAGGCTGGGCTAGCTTGGCACAAGGTTGCTGATCTTATAGTAATATATACAGATTATGGTATCAGCAAGGGCATGGCTTCTGCAATTGAAGGAGCCATAACTAGTGGAATTGATATTGAATACCGAAAAATAGAATAGAGACTCATCTATGTCAAGATCACTTGAGTCTTGGATCGACAGCTATATCCAGCATACCAGTTCTATGGGCAGTCCACAACTATTTTGTAAGTGGACTGCCCTAGCCGTTGTGGCAGGTGCGCTTGAGCGCAAGGTGTGGCTCAGGACATCTCGCGGCACTCTCTACCCCAACATGTACACTATTCTAATTGGTGAGCCGGGCGTGGGCAAATCACTGCAGACTGATCTGTCATGGCAACTGTGGCGAAGTCTATCCAATGTTGGTACTGATACACATTGGACCTCGGTCCAGTCCCTCACCTACGCTTCGCTCATAGACCAACTCCACATGGCAGAACGAAAGTTAGTTCGTCCTCAAGAAGACGAACCAATCATATCATTCAATTCCCTGCTCATTTCAGTCAACGAGTTGTCCGTCCTCCTTCCCGAGTACGCTGTTCAAATGATGGCTAAGCTGACCGATCTTTACGACTGCAACGCGTATGGCGAGGCGCGCCGGTCAAGCGAAATCGAGTTCACCATGGAAAATCCACAACTAAATATCCTGTCCGCCAGCACACCAGCCCAGCTATTAGGTCTTCTTCCCGATGGTGCCTGGGACCAGGGCTTCTTATCCCGAGTCATGCTTGTTTATTCCGGCGAGATAGTGGAGTACGACTTGTGGGAAAAGGGACCACACCACGGCAGTGGTTTGTGGGCAAGCCTCAAGTCTGACCTGGGCGTGATCGGCAACTTGTATGGGGAAATGTATTTTGTTGAGGATGCGGCAAAAGCAATCAATGAATGGCAAAAAGCAAAGGGGCCACCCCGACCCACACACCCTAAATTAACGCGATATTGTAACCGGCGCACCGCGCACCTATTAAAACTATGCATGGCCGTGTCGGCATCCCAAAGCGATGATTTGACCATAACCATAGACCATTATTCGGAAGCGCTTAACCATCTACTTGAGGTCGAACATTCCATGCCTGACATGTTCAAGGCCATGACAGCGGGTGGCGATGCACAAGTGATAAAAGACACATGGCACTTTGCCTACACCGTGTATATGAAATCGAAAGACCACACCCCGGTCAAGGAGGCGTTACTGGTCCATTTTATCAGCGAACGAACCTCGGCACATAATGTGATGAGAATACTGGACGTGATGGAACGGGCAGGCTTGCTTAAGATAGTCGAGGTTAACAAGATCGGGTCGTGTTACATACCGAAGGAGCGCACGGTTTTCTAACGAACATGCGCAGTCAGGAAACGGTTTAATAACTTGTTGTTCGCCTTCAACGTTTGTTCAACAGCAATCAATTGTTCCCGCGTTCTCGTAAGTAACTGAATCTCTTTTTCCAGTGTAGTAGCAAGCCGCGTAATATCCTTACTGTTGCTGGCTATACTAGCGTGAGCCTCGGAAAGCCGCCACGCCCCTGTTACGGTCTGCACAAGTAGAAAACCTGCGAGTGATAACACGGCCACAATTGGCATGTTACCGTCAATCTTATATTCAGGCATAATATAACTCCATTATAAAGTTTTCTCTACTTAGTAAAACTCCTCGACAATCATTCGTCCAGCGGCACCAACACCGCCTGCAAGATTAGATACACTATCGCCATCAGCCCCGCCGCCGCCACTACCAATACCAACTGCCGCATCACCTGGGTTACCACTACTAATTGACAATGATTCGTCAGCCACTGATAGCGCTTGAAGGTAGAATAATGGAGCTATTAGTGCTGACGCACTGCCAGTATTGGCTACACTACCCTCACCGGCAGACGAATTGGAGCCTGTATGAGAGCTTTCCAAATTAACCACCCCACCTGTACCCACAGCAGGTGTCAGAGCATTATTCCTATTTGCGTGCGTAGCGTATAAACCGCCCGGACCGCCAGGCGCTGTATGGTGCGCGCCAAAAATAGTGTCACCACCATCTCCGCCGCTGTTTGCACCTGCTGCACCTGCTGCACCGGCAGCACCAACAGTAACTGTTTCCGTGGCGCCCAAATCTCCGGCGTCTATTTCATCGTAAACTAACGCCCCCCACGTCCCAGCTTGTCCTTGATCACCAGAAGAGCTTACAGCTCCACCACCGCCTCCACCGCCGCCAACACTCCAAACTCTGATCTTCACTAAACCAGAATCTTTGGTCCAGGTTCCTGAAGCCGTGAAATCTACTATTTCTGGCGCACCCCCACCTCCACTGCTACCAGGTGCATCTGCAGCAATCTGGTAATTTATGCAACGCCAATCCCCAGTTGCATATTTTTGAAGAAGTGCAGTATCACCGACAGCGGTAGTGATATTCGCGGCACCGGGAAGTATCAAGTTAGTGGTATGATGTGTGAATGTAAGAATGCCATCGAAATGCAACATAATAATTGAACCTATACCGAAGGCATTAGCTGTAGTTTCAATTGAAGTAATAGGAGTGGTGCCAGTTACGTCGAAACTGTTGCCATCGGTAAGGACCAGCAATTCTGTGGCGCTGGCAACGTCCGCACCTTTAGACCAGAAAACCGATTTCGAGTTAGTATCAAGATCGCCACCTAGTTGTGGGGTAGTGTCCTCAACTACATTGGATAGGCCACCGCCGCCAGCCAAAGGAGTTCCGTCTGCTTTTGAATAACTAACGCAGCGCCAATCACCGGAAGCATACTTCTGGAAAACACCTATATCACCAACAGCAGTAGTAATATTTGTACCAGTCGGTAAGATCAGATCGGACGCGTTGTGAGTCAAAGTTAGTATACCATCGAAATGCAACATAATTATTGAGCCGATACCAAACGCATCGGCTGTTTCTTCAATCGAAGTAATGGCAGTTGTATCAGTTATGTCGAAACTGTTGCCATCTGTCAGAATCAATAATTCTGTTGCACTAGTAACATCGGTGCCTTTAGACCAAAAGACTGATTTTGAGTTGGTGTCAAGCGTGCCACCAAGCTGGGGAGTCAGGTCTTCAACAATGTTGGACAAGCCACTCCCGCTACTAGCTGAGTTCTCAAAACCTGTCCCGGCCGCATTGATCACTACACCACTACCCGCTGTCGGGAACTCGGGCATGTCAGCCTTAACAGAATTCTGTTGCACTTGCATAACGATCAGGTCAAGTTGTGTTTCAACCGTGTCAGGAAAAAACCCGCCTTGATTTATGATATCCAATGCCTGGGTATAGGGCACAATGCGCTGGATTTTGATCTTCGTGTTAGTGTCGATAGGCGAACCGACGAGTGGATACGTGACCGAGATACTCCCAGGCACACCAGCAACACTATACAAACTATTCGATAGTGGCCCCGTTACAATCTCAGTCGTGATGTCAAACAGGAAAACTTCCACATCATTTTCATCGAGCACTGTCGCGGCAAGTGCCCACACTGTAGTAGCATCATTCCCGGTGTATGTGATTTGTTGTATTAGTGTTGTCAGTGTCATCTCATCAATCCTTTCATTCGTCCCAACGAGGGCCAATTATAAATTCCCAGGCCTCGACATCATCACCATCCAGTGATATTGAAAGGGCCTCACCAGTTTTAACCAGTTGGCTTGTTCCTGGAATCCTAAGCAACGTGCCGCTGAGTCGGGCGGCACTCTTCACAAATGCTGCATCAATCTCGCCCTGTTTCGCTTGCGTCCACACATTACTCATATCATCCAGTACCGACGAATACACCCCGCCGCCACGAAAGCCTTCAATCTCCGAGAACACATCGCGTGCAAAGGGCACTCCCGCCAGCACCGCCCCGACGGTTTCGCCAAGCGCGAACATCACTTTACTTTCTTCTTCATCATCTGGCCATTGACCTCGTATCATCGCAACCAACATTGCTTCAAAGGTGTAGAGTAGGGCCATGTCTGTTGCCCAACTGAGCACTTGTCCTGGCTTGCGAAAGCTAGTTTTCTTCGTGCGCTCATACGCCACGTTAGTCTTGGCCATAAAGTAGCTGATAAGTGGAACCATCGCCCGCACGGTTTCACTCTGCCGAAACTTCGGCCCAAACGTTCCCCGTTCCAGTTGTGTCCGTCCACCGAACACGCCGGTCGCCTGCGAACGTTCGACCATCCTGTCAGCAAACTCAACCGCTTGGACCTGATCTCCCGCAAACAGTTCCATCCCTTTCCGCTTTGCCCCTACCCAGGTAATAACATCAACAAACCGTTGCATCTTAATAATACCCCAAAACGCAGCCCGCGCTACTATCTCCGCCGAGCGTCCTGGTGTGAACCGCTGCACAATCGTACTACTCAGCGCCGTCTGTGCCTCAACAATCTCCCGATTAAAACTCTCTTGTCGCTGCCGCATAAATCCACTTTGGCCTGAAACAAAGTTCCAGATGGAATCCGGTCCAAACTGTTTTGCAGTCAACGTGTCTACCATCCCACGATAGGTATTGTACTTGCCAATCTGTGCGGAGGTCTGAAGAATTCCAAGCGGTTGGAACATAACCGTGGTTATGTTGAACCCAATCTTCGAGATCGTAAACCCAGTACGTATCCACCTAAATCCCTTCTCGAACAGTCCACTATAATGTTGCTCTCCTATCACAACATCGCCAAACCACAAGTCGAGTTTCTCCCACATCTGTACCTGGCCGGTGTCGCGAAACGCATCCCGAGTACGCTTGTGATACAGTACCTTATACATATCATGAACTGCATCACCCACCTCGAGATCGTACACAACCTGATCCACGTGAGAATTGATTATGAACAGGTCAAGCTTAACCGGGCGTCCATCTGAGCCGACCCGTTCTTGGGTGTGCCCGTTCTGTGTGTGACTTGTGGCGAAGTTGCCGAACCGTGCCTGCTTCACATCATCTTTAATGTGCTTAGAAGTGGTTAGGATTGACTCGCGACTATCGAACTGTAGAGGATAGTACCCACCCTTAAATGTGCCAAACTTAGTTTCAATCGACTTCGCTCTGACCTTGACCGGCACGGTATTCTTGCGCCGCTTAATTGTCACAGCAATATCCGACCACAGCGTGTCAAGATAATCCCACACCGATTGCGCGAAATTCCAATCCTTCTCCGATGCAAAATCGTGTATCCGCAGGACCTCCTCTTGGGTGAACTGTCCACCATTAGTAATTGCCTCGAGATTCTGCCGGTTGCCTGAATTCAGCAAGACCGCAAGCACAGTCTGATGTGACATGCGCCGACGAACACCAGGTATTTGCACCCGCTTCCGCATGTCCTGCGTCTCTTTCTCGCCCCACACCGCATAAAGTTCTACAAGCTTCGCACTCTCATCCTTGCTCCGTTGCGTGTAGCCCACTTGGCCCGACTGGTACCCTTCAGTTATCGCCCGGTCATAGGGCCGTTTCAGCGCGTTATAGGCCGAGCCCAAATCTTTGAACCCGTCGATTTCCCTCACCAAAGTGTCAGTGTTAAGTAGGGTAAGTTTTGCCTCGCGCCCAAAGTTCTTCGCCTTATCCCAGGTAGTTTCAACGATTGAATCAACCGGGGCAAGGTTTGTCACGATGTTATTCACCACCATATCCACCACCGCTTCCCGAGTCTGTTTTTCTTCCGCTTGCATGAACTTATTCTGATCGCGCCCGGCCTTATCCAGTTCTGCAATGGTATCATTCAGCACATTCCAAGCGCTCAGCCGCATCTCACTAACATTCGTGCGGCTATCAGCATCAAGAATGCGTTGGGGTATCTCTACTGCTGTGCCATCTTCCCGCGCCTTTCGTTCGGCAAACTCACGAAGTTGGGTCCGCTTCGCCGGGCTTAGTTTCGGCCCCAAATCGAAATCCGATAGAATTGTACGAATGGCCTGGAGGTAATCTACCGGCAGTGCTTTCGGTGCCTTCCGTTTCCGTGTGAATTTGAGAAGGAACTTGGCCTGCTGCTTAATCTTAGCCTGCGCACCGTAGGCCAAGTGAGCGGACTGAAAATTGGCAAGCTGGCGGAACTTTGCCCGCGCCGCCACGGTTCGATCTCCCGTCCGCACAGCCTGTCTAGCCTTAGTAGCTTCCCTTCGCTCCTGCGCAAGGAACCGAGTGGGCTTAATGTCTTGCACCAACATAGTGTCCATTCGTTCCCGTGCAATCTGCTTAACCTGGCTAGCTTTCACCCGCCCGGCCCGCTTGTTTTCCCGCAACTGGTTCAACTCTAACGCCAGTACCTCTGCATGAGTGTCGTTGTGCAGTGCTTCAATTGCCTGTTCAATCCGCGTACCCTCCCGACGCGTTTCACTAACTGCAAGTTGCTGCTGAGTCTCGGTGGCAATCATTACCGCTTCCGGCTGTGCATCAATCATCGCGAACAGCATCGTTTGGCCATCAAGATAATCGTACAGTGCAGCGTGTTCATCCGGGTTAATCCCACCTCGTCCCGGTGGACCATACAAGCGTCGTCCACCTTTCTGCTTCGGCAATTCTTGCAGTTGTTCTTTGCCGTTCGGCAACAACTCAATCACTTGTTGCCGATCCAGCTGTTCCACACCTATCCCGTTCTGAGCAGCATACACCGGGCGTTGCCGCACATTCTCAGTGACCTCTTGCGTGACCCGCTCCGTTTCTGCCTTCTGCTCCGCGCTGTTCCGCCGTTTCTCAATTTGCAGTTCTTTCTTCTCTTGCCGCTGCTCAGCTGCTTGTCTAGCCCGCCCCCGAGCTTCCAGATAGCTGGCAAATCCCTTATCAGTCAACCCCGCATCTCGCGCAGTTCGAAACAATCCATCAAGCCCAAGCCCCCGTTCGACCTGCCCTTCAATCTCTTTGAGTGCCTCTTGCCGAAACTTCTGATCAAGCACTGCGTCGCCGAGTTCCCCTTCCACCGCCGTCGCAACTTCACTCTCAAGTGCCTCTTCTGTCGTTGTGATTGCTGGATCATCCGCATCAAGCCGGGCAATTTCCTCTTGCAGTCCAGCTTCTTCAAAAGCCGCCGCTTCCCTCGCAGTCATATCATCCACAGCCATGCGAATATCAAGTTGCAGCTGCGTGTACAAGTCGGTTTGCAGTATATGTTCGGAGAACAGCGCACCCTTGATCCTCACATCACCCGCAAGGAACCGGGCATCATCCACCTGATTGGCCACACCAAGCTCGTTAAGCAGGTCCGGGTTGCCCAGCGCGTCAAGCGCCTCAATCGGGATAAACACCTCATCAATTTGGGCCTCTTTCAGCGACTCGCCCACAAACTCGCCCAGCTTTTTTGGCGCGATTTCATTGAGCTTGGTCTCTTGCACTTGCTCGCTGACCGCATCGAGCAAATTGGCGTTCGCTTTCGCCCGTCGCGCACTGTTCGTATCCATTATAAAGTTTGTTGCAGGACTGGGCAGGCCAACGACGGCCATCCCTTTAAACGTGCGAGTTGCAATTTCTTCGAGCCGGTCCCCAATCTCTTCAGGTGTGATGCTTTCAAATTCCCCCTCGCTAAATGCCTTGCCCAATTCTTCCGCTGCGATGTTAACTGCCTCTTGCATCACTTCCGTGCCAACCTCTGCCGAGACCCCACCGCCATAAGTAGCAACTAGCCGAGCCGCCGCTGCCTTAACCGCCCCTTTAGTAGCAAGCTTCTTAACTCGCTCCCGTAGCGCAGTCTTAGCTATAGCAACTATCGGTGCGCCAACTGCAGCCACACCAATCGTCTCAAGCGTCGCATTCAGCGTGCCCACACCAACCGACAGCCAGCTTGCAATTTCCGGATCGATCCCAACCTCAATCATATCGACAAAGGCCAGCCCGCCCTCAACTTCAAACGCATCCGCCGCAAGATGGCCAATTGTACCAGCTGTTGCGCCAGCCGTAACACCAGCGGGCACGGTAATCTCAGCGAACGGCCCGCCAGCTAACCCAATCGCCAACCCTGCCGCCGTTCCCGTTCCCACCCGGATAGATGCTTGAGGATCGGCTAATGACGCGGTGATGCCGCCAACTATCTGTGCAGCCTCCGCCATCCAGTTAGTGAATCCACCCTGCTCATCCTGGCCAAGCGACTCGAGGCTACTCTTGAGATGCGCTACATCTTCTTGTGCTTGCTTACTCCGCTGCCGCCGAAACCTACTACCCGCTAGACCCAATTCCCGCGTTACCACACCACGCACAACGCCCCGAATGAGCCGCTCGGTCATACCCAGCTGTTCTATCTCCGGATGCGCTACCTCTGCAAACTCCGGATCGCGCAGAGAATCGCGAGTGACTGACAGATTAGCGCGCAACAGTTTGTCAATGGCATCAGTGCGGGCAATATTCTCCATTGTTTGCGGTGAGGCTTTTACCACACGAGGATCAATGCCAAGTTGATTTGCAATATCTTGATGCTTGGCATTCTTCGCAGCATCGGTGCCGACTACAGCAAGAATGAACGGACTGGGCCGAGGTTGTGTAGCCTCAAGAATCGAGTTTGTTATGGGTGATTTGATACGCAAATCATCCGTATCAATGCTCGGCGGCTTTGTCGGCAGTGTAGAATTAAGCAAATTGTCAAGTGCGCTTGCCATAACTTATTTATTTTTCCATTTGATGAAAAATGTGCGAAGCTGGTCAATAAAAAGGCTCACCACATAACACACTATCATAAGCGTCACAATAGCAAAGTAGAGTAGATTAAGGTCAGTAAACATTGCATTCTCCTATCGGTTCAGTAGTCTCACTATACGAGCACCATCATCCATCGCCATCGCTCCGGCAAGATTTTCAACCAAATCCTCATCGTTCAGGTCAAGCCCCACCTCAACAATCGCTTTCTGAATCAGATCTAATTGCGGCGCCGGCACACTGTCAAAATCAATTCGCGCAACCGCCCGCTGTTCTGCAGACATGAGCAGTCGCTCGCCAACAATGCCTTCAAACGCGGCTACATCAGGATTGCCAATGAATGGAATGGCAATCCCATCTGGATCACTTTCAATCGGCGCGGCAAGTAGCATAGCAGCATCAGCTATTTCTTGCTCTGAGGGAGCTACACCTTTTTTCTCTTCGAATTTTGAATCAACAAATGCTCGCATTTCATTAGCAAGCAAATTTTGTTGGTCTTGTTTTATAGCAATTTTTTGTCTCCCGCCCATTCGCCGGCCGCGAGGAAAGAAAGTTCTCAATATAGTTTGAGCTCTAATATGGACAGCCCTGCGAGTAGGATTCGGTTGCAGTTGTTGTTTTGCACTATCTCGAAGCACAATCACCCTTTCAAATTCTGGCGGAGTCAGTCGGGGCCGCCACTCATCCAGATTAACATTCGCCTTTTCCGGGATTGTGAGGTCTCTGAACGCGGCAAGTGTCTTACCGTCACTCGTGCGGGTAAACAACTCTCCCTTATTAATCGTATCCTGCGCTCGGAGCAACCCATCAATCGCCGCCCGATTGCCCTGCAGCAATTTCGCATCATCGAGCGGTAGCGAGGCCATAACGTCATTGAACTTCGCACCCTCAAACAATTGCCGGTAGAAGTCAGATTCAACACCCTTCAACCGCTGCGTCTCTGCTGTCTTTCGTCGCCTCTCATCAGCATCAAGTAGCCGCAGCACTTCTTTGCTCACTACGCCGTTAGCTTCTTCTTGTTCCTCTGCCACAGCATCCAAGTAAGGTATACCTGCCTCTCTCAACCGGGTGAATCTCTCTTGCGCAGCCTTAGTCACAACTCTACTGCGCGCCCGATCCTGGTTGGCATACTCGCGCGTGACAAGTTCCCCAACTTTTATTCGCTTCTCAGGATCGTCAATCCTTTTCACCGCCTCTAACGCTTCCTTCTCGGTCAGGGTTGTCTTGCGTATGCCATCAAAAACTTTAAGCGAGTCACCAAGCAAATCCTTTGCTGCAATATTCGCATCGCGGTCAAACCGCTGCGTCAGTTGGGCGATAACGTCTTTCCGTTGCGTACCTTTCAACTTCATCGCTTCGGCAATCGCCGTTTGCTTGCTGGTTGTCGTTTCATATATTGCATCGGCCTTTTCCTGCACGACCTGGAGGTCGAGTTCATCTTGTTCTTCCCGATTGAAGTTGCGATCCGCGGCTAACTCGGCCCGCCGTTGGTCAATCCGCGTCAAAGTTGTGTCGAGCAACAACCCGCTGGTTCCCTCTCGCACCTCTTTCCGGGCAGCGGCAAAGTCATTCCCATGCCGACTGATTAGATCATCTACAATCCCCTGCGAGACAATCCGCATCTTATTACCGTTGAGCACTTTCGCGTCACTCTTAGCCTGCGCCCGAAGAACCGCCCGCCGCTCAAACGAGATATCGGAAAAGATTGGATCAAAATCGAACCCGCCCTCTTGTCGCGATCGCCCAGCCTTATACGCTGCACTCAACAACGGATCAGCAGTCGCTGAGTTCCCATCCGGTCCCCAAAACACTGCCTTACCGCCGCCCACATGAATGCCCCAGGAATAGTTTCCCATACCTGTAAATCCCGCTGCCGCCAATTCCTTAACCACCTTCGCATACAGGACTTTGTTATTCCCCGGACGAACCTGCTTACCATCAGCCGTAAGCACAATGTCGGAGGTATCCGAAGCACCCTTATGCACTGCATCGTGCCGAGCTGAACCAGTACGTGGCCCGCCCGTTCCCTCGGGTGCCTGTCCCGCCGAACGAACCACTGCACCAAGACCCGGATCAATCGCTTGCAGTGTGCCGACAAGTCGTTGTACATACTGCTTTGTCACCGGACGGTTTCGTGTCTTGCCGCCCAGATCATACACCAGCCCCGGTGTTTGCCAAAATCCATTAGCATCTTGAACAGGGTTTATACCACTACCTACGCTAGTAACCACACCCGTTTCCTGATCTAACACATATCGCTTATACGCAACTTCCCCCAGCGCCGCCGATGTTTCCTGCCTAAGCTCCGTCTTATCCACCTCGGACAGACCCGAAGCACTAATTTCGCTAAAGGTGGTGAAGCGGGCCTGTTCAAGTCCTGCAGGATTATCCGCCAACCCCGGCTTGAGTCGGTTAACCGAACGTCCGATAGAAGTTTTAACAAACTCATCCTTCTGAGTCAAGTCAAAGTTTCGCATGTCGGATGCAAGCGCAACCCTCACCTTATTCATCCTTGCAGTCATTTCGGGTTGCAACCGGGGCGGAACGGTTGAGAGGAAAGCTGAGGCAACCGGATCAAACACAGCTGTCCCGCGCTCCATTACATCCTGCGCACCTGGCGCCGTGGTTCGTTTGATCTCTTCCATTTGAACAGTAGCGTTATTAGCAAAATCGTCGAGCCCTTGCATAGCTTTAATACGGTCAATTCTTTCATTTTCCGCTTCAACTGTTCTGAGATTGGCGGCAATCCGGCCAAAACTAGCAGCAAGCGTAGCGATGCCACGAGGCGCCCCACCACTAACTGGACTCAGACGCCCGGCGCCCGGTCCTATCCTTGGAACAACGTGCTCACGAGTGTGTGTCATGCACTAAATCCTCTCAGTAAGCTACTACTCGTCGACTTTGACCCACCAAGCAGTGAACCTGCTTCCAAGAAACTTCCCAGAAGTGCAAGCTTTCCGCCGATCTTCGTCTGTTTTGCTTCCGCCCCAAGAAATGCCGATTGATTTTGAAAGTTGATAGCCTCAACCACTCCCTTATCACGAATCCTAAGAGCATCCAACCGCCCAAGTCTGCGCCCAGTACTTCGAGCCTGCTGAAAACTTGTGCTCCCTACAGCCAACCCACTTGCACCTTGCTTTGCAGTTTGACTTCCGAGAAGCGCAGCCGTGAGATCATCTTGTTCCTGTTGTTCGAGTTGCGATTCCTCTATCGACCGTATTGCATTGCTATCAACAATGAACTGGTTAGCTTTTGCGACCGCCGCCTGATAGTTTGATGCCTGAAACGAAGCTATACCACTTACAATGGCAGTGCCCGCTGTTACCAACGTGGCAGCTGTAGCTGCCGTGCCTGCCGCAGCCGTGCCTGCCGCAATTGCTGTGCTAATGACTGGCATTTCTATTTACCTCAAAAATTAATTCTTCGTCAATTATTTCCGAAACGGTGAAGCCGAAAAACTTTACAAACCGGGTGGACAATTCGTTGCCGCAATGCACAGAAACTCTAAACCGGGTATAATTTTCCAACCTATCAAACCCCCATTTCAGGTGTCGCCATTGGTGTGGTTGGGTCATCAAGTTGTTGCAAAGCAGTGCCCACAAATCGGGTGCGCGCAGTAAATACGGCCGAATTATTCCAAGCACAAGCAACGGTTTGCCCGCTTCATCAGTCACAGTAAACATGCGTTCCGACTGTTCCACAAGCATATCTCTTACCGCCCAAGAAGTGGCCCACTCACATTTCGAAAATGGTGTGAGATCGTCAACAACCTCATCCGGCACAGACTGTACTTCATTAACCTGTATCATCACCAACCTCAACTTCAGTCACAATCCCCAGGAGCGTCGCGGGAAGTGGGTTATCCTGAACAATATACGTTTGCCCATTTATATCCCACGTACCTGCGAAAATCTCATACTTTGTATTACTCTTGAGCGGCACCGGCTCGCCCCATTGTTCAGTAGTTCTCTCTTTAATCTCAGTGAGATTATCAAGCTCAGCCCCGACCTTCAATCCCCTAGATTCTGATATCTTCACTGCTACACCAGCTGGCAATTTCCTACGCGACTCGATAACAGTATCATTCACTGTAAGCGGCAATGTTCGAAGGACACAGGTAAAACCCAGCCCCACCAACGGTTTTGTAATTGCACTGGGAAAAGTCACGATCCCACCGGTGACAGTCTGGTTCGGGAAAACACTACCATTGCCAAACATTCCAACTGACTTACCTTCAAGATGATGCAATCCGCTGATCTGCGTTATTTTTGCATTCATTGACCAACCACCAGTTGCAATGGGAAACGGTATATTAGTCTCATAGTTTATATCAGTTATATCACGAAGTATCGTACAAGTGACTTCAGTAGATGACACAAACACAGTGATCACCGCTTTACCGCCCCCACTCACAATAACACTCCCTACATCTCCCGCAACGAATGGGGTTGCGCCAGTTACCGTGTACGCGATACCGGTGCCTGTAATCGCTGCCGCTGTAAGTTCCCCAGCCGGTAAAGTATCCGCGACGGTGAGTGCACTATCAAGTGCCCGAGAATCTTCAACAAACTTAACATCCCTCAGTGCTTGCCTTTCCAAATACTTACGCTGAACACCGCCAATCTCTCTTTGCACAATCATGTAAATACGGTCAATACCATTTTCCTCAATAGTAACTACATCTTTATATTTACCATCGGTGCTACTCCAGGTCCACCCTTCAACCTGGTGCTCTTGAACAATGGTAAATGACAGCATCGTGCCATCTTGTCGGGGCGCATGAACTACTTTGTGTGGAGTAGCCGCATATCCCCACCGCACGACTGGATTCTCGACAGTAATCAAATGCGATGATAGAATTGATATGTCCCGCCCGTCATAAAACTTAGCAAATTCAGTAAGTGACAATAACCGTGCTGCAGTGTTACTCGCTTGCATGTACAAAATATCAGCATCAATGTTAAGCGGCGGCACTTCTGATATACCAAGATACGACTGTGGGTCAGCCAGAGCATTCGTGGCTGTCACAAAATCGTCAGTGGCATTACCTCGAAGTTGCCAAATCGCAGTATGGGCAAAAACAATAAGCCCGATCTTTTGGCTGGAGATGTGACGGATTGGTGTTACCGATTGACTGTCAATTGTAAAGTTCCACGAGTCATTATCAACAACATTCTTCGAAACGTCAAAGTTTGAGAGCAAACCTGTCTTGCTCGCCCAAATATCAAGCGGGTCGTTGGTGCTTGCAGCATAAAGTTGACGCTGTTGAAAAGTAGTGGCCTCACCTGGGTTGTTACCGGTGGCGGGACCTACCGTAGCATCAGCTGTAGCACCAGTACCGAAGGAAGTATTAAACGACACTACAGGATTTACATACCCAGAACCGCCATTAACAATTTCCACTCCAACAACTGTGTCATCTATTGTGTTAGTTATCAAGATTCCAACAAATCCGGTACCAGGCGCGCCACTAATTGACACCGTGTCATCTCGAAAATAGCCTGAACCATTAGCAGTAATTGTAACTGCTGTTATTGTACTATCAGCAAATGGATCAAGCCCCCGTACCGGTGTTTGGGTAAAGTTAGGTATTATGTTGGCATCTTGAAAACTTAGACCGAACGTATCGCCAAGAAAACCAAGCTGCATCCCGGAATTCAAAGTGCTAACTCGAGTGGTAAAGATCGACCGATATACCCGGTAGCTGACCGCCCCAACTGAGGAATCCCATGAAAGGTGGACCGATCCGTCTGAAGTTGTATAATTATTCGAGTCGAGGACAAAGTGTCGCGCAGACACGAGCGATTCATTGCCCTTAGCATCCACCGCACTGACGGCAAAAGCCGCCCCACTGGACCCAGTATTTTCGGATGTGTGACTCAAATTACCCGGCACAGCAAGGTCGTTAGAAATAGTCTCAGTGGTGATTGTCCAATTTGTCGCCGCAAACCGAGTCAAGTTCCGCACATCATAATCAGGGTGGGTCAAACGAAGTGTATCGCGCACCTGATATGATTTAAGTTTCGCAAGATCGGCAACCGCATACGGACTTGTGATGGTGTAAATGCGTGCCAGTGTACCACCAGAAATATACACTGTAAATCCGCTTGTATCGAGTGCTACACCGAAATGATCCGTAATTTCAAAGGTGTTTGCTGTGCTACTCGCAACTTCAATCGTTCTGCCATTAAGTTCGGTCATCCCAACAATGTCAGCTACAAGCAGATTGTCGCCATCGGCGTAACCATGTGCAGTAGCTGTGATAACACCAGGCGATGCTTGAGTAACCCCAGTTACCGCCACATCTGACTCTACCACATACGCACCATCCTGAACAAACCGAACGTAGCCATCACCAAACAAAATGCAGTACGTGTTCGCAATGTCGGGGCTAAACACGAAATCGAAAAGTTTAACCTCCTTATCATCATCCTTGATGAACCCAATAAATTCTGAGCCAGGTCGCGTGGAAATACCGCCCCGATAATCAACAAACCAGTTGCGAGCGAGCGCGACCCCAAGATCATACTTCTCAAGGTCAGAGCGCCCGATCAACTTCGGCGCTATTTCTCCCGCAGCAAAGGCGTATTGTATCAGGTTAGCTGACATTACCACCCCCAGACGAACCACCGATCATAGGACCGAATGGAAAGGTGAATTTGTTTTGCGTAGGCGGACCTTCAAGCCCTCGTGCCGATAACCATTCCGGCAGCACATCAATCTTATCCTCTGGTTCATTTGCCATACTTTCCCGTGCCTGCAAAATTGCAAAGTTCGCTTGCTGTTGTGCATCTTGCTTAAATGAAAGCTTGCCATGGAGTGGGCCTGAAATGTAGAAACTAAGTGTATTGGCAATTGCCATATACAGCTGTGCATCCCACAAAGATATATCTATTTGCTCTTTGGTATATACTAAAATTGGTTGTTCTGCTGACGAATGAATTGCACTAACCTCGCCATTAGGCAATTGTGCCAACCCTGTTGTGAAGCGTTCATACGTTGTGAGATAGCGGGGATAGAGCATATCGACCGGCGCTGAATACATGAATTGCCAGCCTGGCTCGGGATTGGTCGTTACCCACGCCACATTATCATCCCGCTCATCGATCAGTGCAAGGCGATTGTATGCTTTTGCTGAGGGCCAAAACGCAGCCCTCAACACTTGTCTAAAGGCTGCGTCAAACCACAACCGGCATTCTTCAGCTTCACCAGATGCTTCATCCGGCGACGACACTTTCGCTCCACGCGATCCCATACCTGAAATCGCAAGATTGAAAAGAGTTACTTTATCTTGTGCCATCTTCGTCAGCTTCCGTTACACCGGAGGAGTGATACCCTTAACGTTACCTGCTTTGGGAGCAAGTTCACTTCGGGCGACCGGTTTCTGGGGCTTCTTTAATTCCTCAGACTTCTTCGCAGCCGTTACTTCATCCTCGGTCATTTCCTCATCTTCGAGAATCTTAGCATCGTGCGGCAGGCAATCCCGGTATTTTTCCGGCATCTCAACACCTGCCGAGTCACGCCGCCAGTATCCACCATCCCGATTTTCGTCTTTAAAGTCCCGTTTGAGAAGTACTAACATTTATTTCTCCCCATCAGGATAGACCTTGAAGCCGCTTGGATGCATCGTGAGAAACACATCGACCGCGCCGGCAGTAAAAGCCACCGTTGCTGTGGTTTGCAGGATACCCAAGAATTGCTCGTAAGCATTTCCTTCATCAGGTAAAGCAACAACTGCGAGGATTGTGCCGGCGACCATGTTTGCAACAGCAAACGGTCCAATTGTAACATGGCTAGTAGCAGTGCTTGTCGAAATCGCGGCGGTGCTATCCGACGCAAGCTCAAAAGCAGCAGTAGCCGAACCGCCAGAAGTGGCTGTTACTGACACAATAAGCACCATATAAATAGGCTCACCATGCCCGACATCTCTAACAACCTCCAAATCGATTTGATTGCCAATCAAAAAAGTGGCTGGTGCGCCGGTATTGAGCGCGACATTGTCACAAAATTCAGTTCGTGAATCAACTAACATTTCATTCTCCTTTACTTTTCTTAAGTGATTTGAGCTTCGTCAACGGCAAGTTTGTCAACGCGCCTGACCGGTACTTCATCAAACATGACAGCCATTCTGCCAGCAACATTTTCCTTCGTCAACGTAGAACTGACAGTCTTGTTGACAATCTGCCTGCGCAAGAACGACCGGATAGTTTTGTTAACATAGAAAGTTGCTCGACCAATCGCAAGGCTAGGCGGAATTTCCAACGCTTGCGTCATCAAGTCGATCAAGTCCGGCCCACTGTCTGGGCTTTTGGTCAGGTTCGATTTGTCAATGTTCGCGATGCGGACAACGTAACGCCAGTCTTTCACAACCAACCCCGCTTTCCACTGGTAAAACGTGCGGTATGCTTCCATCCGCCCGCCAGCACCATCAACATCCTCAATCGTGACCTGGCCTTTATCCACCATAGTCAAACCAGCTTCGGACCCCTTCGGCACAATACCAAAAACGGTGTTTGGTGACCAGACAACAAGCCAGATAGAAGTGTTGTCAGAACCGGTGCCGCCTGCGTCGATGATATTGTCTTGACCATTCTCACTGGTAAGGCTGTTAAAGCGAGGACCAAAACCGGTGAAAGTTTCTGGTTCCAGCTTCTCATCACCACTGAACAACGTTTGAGCAATCTCTTGGTTGAACCCTTCGAAATGTGGGCGATCTTCCGACAACCTGAATTCAGCAGTGTTACCGTTAAGATCGGCCAATTCCTTGTCCACCTCCGCATATGCGGCAAGTTCACCTGTGTTATCGGTGATCGTGGCAGTGTTTGACTTGGTTGGTTGAACACCACCGTACAGCTTACGCCAGGTAGGTATAGGCAACCCGGTGCGGATAATCGCCCGGTTGCCGGTAGGCAAGTTACCCTCCATCCACGTCATTTCGTCGAGAATCTCGTTCGTTTCGTTGAGAATCTCCACTATAGTTGCAATCTGACCGTCAGGATCAAGTCGCTTGGACAAGTCCAGTAAGGTCGGATTCTTTACTGATAATGCAGGCATGTCTAACTCCTATTGATTATGTACCCGTTTTTGCTTGTTTAGGGTACAATACATCAGCTTGCGATGCAGGTGCTGAAGCTTCGGGTTGCCCATGAACTGGGCCGCCCTCGTTCAGCACTTTGCTAATCGCGACGAAAAACCGAAAGGTAGAGATGTGATTTCCCGCACCTGTACTATCCAGTATTTGGCGAAATTCCTTATCCCCATAGGTATCAAGAACTTTCGCCGCATTGGCTACGTGATCGTCAAGTTTACTGCCCCCAACATCGGGGTCGTTATCGACAGCCTCGCGCCACTCCGTCTGAGTATCAATATAAGCCTGGCTAAGCTTGTCTGCTGCCATTTTAATTGTCTCAGTTTGAAGATTTATTAGAGCCTGCCCTTTTTCAACAGCGCTCATATCCGTATCATTTACCAATTCCAGGAACTTCCCGGACAATTTCTCATCAACTTCAAAGCCTTCAGGCAACTCGAAGCTGTCCATAGTTAGCGGAGCAACATCGCCACTGTCATCGCTTTTCTTTTCACCCTCGCTAACTTCTTCTTTTTTGCCACCATCTTCTGTTTTCTCTTCAGATGTTTCCTTGAGTGTTTCCGTCTCCTTATCATCGCCAGTATCACCGCCCGTCTCGCCTATCTTTGTGAAAAGAGTGTCGGCTTTTTGTTGCTCAGTCTTGGCCTCAACTTTAACCTCAGTCTCAGTGGTGCCCGTTACCGACGCCTCAGAACCCGTCGTCTCCGTTCCAGTCTCCGTCGCCGGCGCCAACGTCATTTGCAGTTTGTTGTACATTTTGCTTCTCCTTTATCATTTTCATGTATCCCTCCGGGGATACTTCTATAATGTTGTCGCGAATCATACGGCCAGCATCCTGCTTACCACAATTATACGCAGTGTAACGGTCACTCTCAGTAAATGGACTACCTTCCACCACGGTACAATCATTGAGCAGCCACCAAAGGTAATCTCTACCTTCAGCCGACGCGAGAAGTGCCCGCACTGCGTGATCTCTACTTGCCTTCCCGCCTTTTGCTGTTACTTTATCCTTGTCATACTGCTTCCGGGCAGCCTTATCTTCATGCTGTTTCATACCGCACCCCCAGCCAGTACTTCGAGTGCATTCACACCCCCACCAATATCAGCGTCGCCAAGATTTTTCGCGCCCTGTGCAAGATTGCTGCCAATCTCCGCCTCGGCCGCTGCCCGTTCTGCAGCATCATCAGCAGAATTCAATTCTTGTATCGTTGCCCGCGAGTTGATTCCTACCGCAGGGACACCAATATCTTTACCGTACTTAATAATAAGCTCGTCCCAATCAGGAATATTCTTAACCCGTGGTTGAATGGCCGCAACTTGTCCAACAACTGCAAGGAACTGTTCAGTCGAAGCCGTACCGACCGCCCGTTGCGCCGCAGATAGAATTGATTCATATTTAATTTCGATACCCTCTTCCTCAAACCCGGCGGGTACTGGAGGCAACAGGCCAGCCCGTGCCGCAATATTAAACACCCGGCTCACCCCGGGGTCGAGCCCCTCATTTTCAATCTTTTCGAGCACCGAACCAAGAAGTACAAGTTTCTCGTCCTGCCTTGCCACAATCTCAGTGGCCGACCGTGTTGTGTCAAGCTGGGATATCATATTGAATAGCGGGTTGTAAAAGATATCCTGAATGCGAGACTTGATTTGTTGAAGATCTTGGGTAATCTCAGCTATTGGTGGGCGAACTTCATACGCGGGTTGGATGGCCCTGGCGGTACCCTGAAGCAGGCCAGGTACAAACGTCTGTCCGCCCGGTAACATTGCAGTAGGTTTGTGTTGCATAACTACGTCCAGCACAAGAGGCGGCCGGTTCATCAAGTCCAACGATTGACCCTTAGCCTTCGTCTCATGCTGCAATTGAATGACATCACCCAGTCCATCCATTCCGGGACTACCACCATACGCCGAATTCCCCGTCACTTCCCAACGAACAAACATACCAGGAATTTCATTGAACCCACGAGCATCCAACAGCAGGCCATCCGAAGTTATGTTTCCCTTGCTTATCCCACCTCGTTCCCAGTACATTTCCCGAAACGGAAAGCGCTTCGATACGATCCCGCCTTGCACATTCGGCTCAATCAGGTGCACAATACCAATATCATCCTGCAAACGAGCGCCGCCCAACTTAAACTTGTCTCTCACACTAGTACTTACATTCTCGACACCCCACTTTTCAACAACCTGGTGTACCTTATACACGAATTCGCGAGCAAACGTGTTGACTTCCAACCGGTCAGACTGAGCAAGGTAAAACTCACCGAGGGCCGAATTGTAACAGCGGATCACTGTTTTGCGATCCTCATAAATCAGTATGGCCGCAGTACCGAAGATTGCCAGGTCCAGGTACATCTCAGCAAGGGCCTCGTAGAAGTTCGACTGCGCCATAATTTGCAGAAGTATTCTCTCAACCTCGTCCAGCCAAATTCGCATTTCACGTGGTTCTTCGCCCCCAAATCGATTCAGCTGCAACTTAAACCAGCGTCGACTTCGCGAAGTCACACCGTCGTCCATACCTGCCGCGAGTACCCGTGCCGCCGTCGTGCCGGTCGAGTCAAGTATCTTTGTATTCCGTTGCGGTTGTCTCCGCTCAGGAATAGTCAACAGGTTGACATACCGACGCGGCGCATACATATCGGCGAGAAGTCTCCAGTGGTTCCACCAGGGAAGCCGATCGGTTCGCATTGCCTCGACGGAAGCACGCATTTTGATGTGTAGGTCGATATCAATAGTTGGCATAACGTTCAGGAACCAATCAATGCTTTTTTCTTCGTGTTTGCCTTACGTGACAAGCCTCGGCTGCCGGTAGTGATAAGAGATGCGAGCCCTCCTATATTATCCGGCAAGCCCGAGGTAAGAACAGACGAAATCGCCCTGGAAGGTGGACTCGGCAATCCCTTTATTTTAGGAAGTTTTGGTTGTAAAAACGACATCAGCTATACATCCTTTCAAGATCGTAAGGGTCGTGGCCAAGAACAACTACCGATTTTTCTTCCATAAGGTTGTCGTGCCTGTCCTGCTTGCTTGGCATGTAATCGTCAAAGGCGAAAGTGCAGGCGAGTGCGTCAGCGACATTCGGGTTAATCCCACCTCGCCGGCGAATGTCACCCTTGCTTTCAAGTCGAATCGCCTCTTTATTGTCCATACCGTACCGTGGCTCGCAAAGCTCATCAACAAGCTCGTGCTCCAGGCCATTAATCTTTTCGGGCAGGCTACCGAATGGCAACCAGTCTCGCATCGCACCCCACATTTCAGACCGCTTCCGCGAGTACTTGACCCCAGTCTGGATAACATTCGTGCCGCTAGCCCTCGCCCCAAAGTCAACCTCAATCACCGGAACACGCATTTGCCGCAGCCGATCAACCACACCACCGCCAACTCCACCGCCATCAACGAAGCAGAACGAGGCCTTATGCTGGTGGTAAGCTGCGGCAATCTTATTTGCCAGGTCCATGGTATCAATGTACATGTAGAGTTGGACCGGGAGTGAACTTGCGTCCCGGCCTTTCCTCGGGTAGATAACCGACGGGTCAGTGCCAAACCGTCCCACATCCACACCCAACACAACGGCCTCACCGGTTCTTTGTTCAACCACACGCCCAACCGCTTCCAGCACCAGCTCAGTAGAGATGAACGAATCCGCATCGACTCGTGGAAACTCGCCCCGAACCCGCACGCGGAAAAAGTCGTGATCCTCACCGTAGTCTTTAAACCAACGGGTAATCTGGTGCTTGTTCGTTTGCGGTACATCACGTGAGTCGACCTTACGTGATTTCCACCGATGCGCAAACTTTCCACCGGGGAAACAGGCGCGAAAACGCCCAGTCGCTCTCGTCGGATTGCCAAAAACCATCCAAATGATCTGTGTATCTTTGTCAGTCAGTGCACCCTCGGACACCTCATAGATCAAATCGGGTATGGCTGACCCCTCATCAAAGATCAAGATCAGCCGCTTGCCTTTATTATGCAGTCCAGCAAACGCTTCGGTATTCCGCTCGCTCCACGGTACCATATCAATACGCCACGTTTTTTCATGCTCAGGCTCAACGGAGAATAGCGCAGTCGCGGTGAGCCGAAAGAATTCTTTCCCGATAAACATTCTGAACCACTTAGCAAGTTCTGCCCAGGTTTTGGTCTTGAGCTGATTCTCAGTATTGGCAGTAACAACCCCCTTTGTATCCTCGTAAGTGCCAAGCGCCCACAGCATGATAATGGCAACAAGCGCTGACTTACCCACACCATGGCCCGAGGTCACACACAGCTGGATTGCTTCGGCCACGTCAATCAGCCCCGCGCCGAGATCGGTAAGCACACCAAGCTGAAAGTCGTTCAGCCCTTCCTCGCCCTCAAGCTCACTTCCTACCTCGTCCCAAGGGAAAGCGAAGTGGGCGAAGCCGACCGGGTCATCGCTGTAGGTGGCAAGCTCTTCGAGAAGTTCGTGGTTCACCGTTTACCGCCCTTTGACTTTTCAGCCTGCTCTACCAGCTTGCCCGGCATTTGCATCGCCTCTATAATATTACCCTGAACCTGCCGGTTAACTTGCACTTGAGCGCAAACGCCATCAACAAATTCTAATGCTTCTTTTGGGGTCATTTCATTTTCCTATGCTACTATTGATCTATCTTGAACGCGCCGCCAATTGGTTCCATCGCTGAAGGATAATGTAGCTCCGCATGTCTTCGGCCTCATTGAATGTTCAAAGAAAAATTAGTTACTGTGACATTATCATTACCATCTATATTTTGTACTTGCATTCTAACTCTGTCGTCAGGAGATGTTTTTATGCCGACAATAGGTGTCAGGCTATTGTCAGCTCCTCCTTGGCTTGACGTTGGGAATATCTGCGCAATAGCTAAAGGGCTATCATTTATAATCACTCTAAATTGATAATTTTGCGATCCCGTGGGTTGATATGAAATAGAGGCCGCTAAAAGTCCTGAAAAATCGTTTATGTCTTGAATTTGCAGCTCGCCTGTTACCGGATTAAACACCCTCCATAACTCTATATTTGCAGCCGCAATAGCAGGACTGGACGTAAAATTAAGATCAGTCCAGACATTCTGGGTTAGAACTGTAGGCGTTGTGTTACCAACAACACATAAGGCACCAATGTTTTTACTGTCTGCAAGTCCCGGGTTGTTTTCAGCATCAACAAACTTGCTGGTTTCATCCAAACTCGCATTATCGAAACTGCCAGCTTCTGTTCCAACAAATGTGCCATCTTCGACAATAAACCCGTCAACTCCTTCTGGCAAAAAAGCTGTATGGCCTTTTACATCATATCCCCGATCATAATCGATGGTATCAGTCACATTTACCGAGGTTCCAATAGGTGGTAATGTACTGTTTGATTGAAACCATAGACTTTGAAAGCTGATATCACCCGAATCATTGACCGTATAGGGTACCAATTCGTTGGTATCAATATCTCGGATATGAAATGTATCTTCATTGATCACATCCATTAAATAGGTTTTGTTGTCGTAATTTGTAAATCCAGCCAAAACTACCTGCAAACCAGTTTTGTACCAAGGTGGGCCTGCCAATGCTTGCAATAATGCAAATCCCCCAAAATCAACCAAGTTAGCGGATTCATTCGTGAACATATTATCAACAACGGCACCGAAACCACCTGACAGTGTGGCAGCCGTAAAGAATTCTGTATTGAATGGTGCATCTTTAAAGGTATTTGTGTTGCGAACGATATTAATTGAACCGGTATTTGCGGGTAAAATATTTATCAAACTTCCAGTCGCTACAAATACCGTATCTGAAATATTTCCGCCATCAGCTCCATCAATCTCCAATACAGGTCCAACGCCTGTAGCAAATCCCTCTACAAAAACAGATGCATCGAAATTGAAAGCTGGACAGTCGATAATTCTTAAAGCCTCTGTAAATTGATTAAAATTTGTATCTCGTGATCGCAGGTTAAAATTCTCAAGTGTTCCGCGTGCACCTCCGACTCCATTTCCAGCAAAAATAGTATCCTCTGCTAAAAATACCGGAACTTGTCCTGTCCCTTTTAAATTAAACAACGTGCCGGAATTATTCGATATGTTCATTCTGACGCCGAAAAATCTTACATCGCCAGGAGACCCGCTGTGAAAAGTCTCAGTGCCTGTGTATGTAATGAAATCGGGAAACGCAAATTGTCCATGATAATTTACAACGACACCCTCTGGATAAGTCCATTGATTATCATGAGAAAAAGGCTGTTTCAAAAAATAGGTGCCACTTTTTACTTCTAATATATTGCCGGCTTTTCTGAGCCAACCTGCCTTTTTAACAAAATCTTCTTCTTCTTCAATGAAGAATGTATTGAGTGCGGCATAATCTGAATTGAATGCTGACATTTTATGGAACCACTATTGAGTTAAATACTTTAAAATTATTAATTTCAAGATTTGGTTCGGGATCGCTCACAAAGGAACTATTCGCAATACATTTGAATGGTCGTGGAGCATTGGGAAGCGGTACACCTTGAAGGTTTTCAACTAGAGTAATTCCTAAACCAGTTCCGGCAGCAGTAATCCCATTTTCATCCAAAACTAAAATTTTATTTTTATAAATATGAACATCTCCATTTGAAAAATGATTAATGGTCACACGCACCCATTCAGCAACCGCCCAATAGCCATCTAAACGAATAGAAGTATCATTACCCCCGCCGCCTGTTCGAGTGACATAAATAAATCGTGGAGTGCCACCTTCGTGAAGCACCACTACAAAATCTAAGCCATCGACTCCCGATGAAAATTCAAAAATACGACCAAATGAAGTAGAAAAATCAGGCCATTTAACATACATATCGAATGTCGTATCATCAAAAACTTCTTTTGTTGTATCGTCAAATTCTACAACTTGATCGTCACTAGCCAGAAGGACAATAGCATTATTGCCGCCAGTCCCATCAGGATTACTCAGAGTAGGTAATGCCATAGCACTTTCACTTATAAGAGTAGCCGATGACAACCCCTCCATAGGTGAGCTTAAAACAGGACTTACTAAAAATTCATTTGCGAATCGTAAATAATAAAGCAGTGTATTGGTTTCGGGTAAGGTACTATCACGAATGTCGCAAATAATATCCACGCCGCCAGCCTGTGTGTTGCCACGGCTAGTGACAAGTAAATCAACCGATTTTGCAGCGATAGTGCTGTTCGTGCCATAATAACTTAGATAAATTCTTTGTTCTTGATTGGGGTCAGTCAAATCAAGCGTAGTATTCACACTACCTGTATCAGTCAAAAAGTTAGTGCCTAAGGAAGCTAATTCAACCTCGCCATTCGCATTAACAGTGACAGGTGAAGCAATAATATCACCATTCTCCCCCACCCTCTCAATCACTAACGTATAGTTTAAGGTTTCAGCACCAATATCGGGCGCTACAATTTTAAGCAACCAATTATCAGCATCCCACTGTAAGGTAACGGCTGAATCAATCGTAACGATAGAATGGATGCCCGAAAGAGTAGAACTAAAAGAGGCTATTTCCGGAAAAGCAAATTGCTTCCAGCCTGTATTATTTGTTGCAGAATCTGTATGGAGAAACAGGCCTGGGTCCGCACCACCGCGAAATGCTACTGACCCACTACCCCCAGTAATATTACCTACCGGAGTGCGATTAGTTATAAATAAATCAATAGATGTACTGTTGGAACCAGTGCTAGTAAGCGTAAGTATGACTTCAGTGTCACTACTACCCTCATGCAAAATCAAAACAGGATCTAGAGCAGTCTCTAGCATAATCCTATTGAGCAACGAAACAATTTCTACTTCATTATTAAGATCGTCATAAGCAATCCTCAATCTGTTGACTGAAGACGAATCTCGTAAGATTAAAGCAGCTAATCTATTACTCTCTGGTGTAATAAAAAGTATATCCCCTTCATCATTGGTCGAAATGCTTCCATTCCCCAACGTCGAATCAGCAGACGATAAAGTTACTCCTCCCTCTCCACGAAGAATCACGTTACGTGTCAGCACTCCTATAGGTAGCGCAATACCTTCAGCCCCGGAAGGTATCCAAAGAGGAGCAAACCAGTTACCTACTGCTGTTCCCGCAAATATAAATGACACATCAAACGTATTGGCAGTTGCCCGATAGATTAAAAATGTACCGTCATAGGTGGTTGCATCAACTGTCTTTAAAACAACTTCTCTATCATCAACTATACCATGTGCGGTAGAGGTAATTGTGATTCCATTGGATAAAAAACTACCTGTTTCATCAGATCCAAATACGATATTAGCGAGTTCAAAAAACCCTGTTCCAACAACAGTAACGCGCCCCGTGGTATTGTAATCTGGATTAGTAATAAAATTAGAAATTACAACAGTTTGCCCCACAACAGGATCAGTAAGACTATGATTAAATCGAGCGATTCCGCCTGAATCAGTGACGCTGTTAATCGTTTGTAGTACTATGGAATTGTCTGCCACGATTGTGAATAAGCCAGAGGTCGTGCTGTGCAGTGTGAAATAACTAGGTGGACTGGCTATCACAACCTCTTTATCTACACTGACCGGATCACCGCTGAACGCCGTATCTGCATCACGCTCAGCAATATCCGCATACCGGCGTGCAGTAACTGCATGATTATTACTGGTAACTGAATTTGGATGTTGAGTGCCACCGTCACTCATAATGGAAACTCAATAGAAGTCATAGGCTTAAGATTTTCATCAAACATAAAGCCTAAACCCTCATTGAGCATTAAATTACTTGTGAGCACATCCAATTCCGCAAACAGGTGACCATCTTGCGTTGTAATAACATCCCCATCCACATTGGTTGCTAACGAAATATTATTTTCGCTGATAAATTCGAAGAAGATATTCTGCTCCCCTTCGAAGCCTATATCATCATCATACAAAACGGTAAACGATTGGCCCGCAACCATTTGACTCGTAGGTAGGTTCACCCGACTTATGAGCGAGCCTGTATTATCTGTGCCTTTGTAATAGCTGAGCTCTATGGGCTTAATGGCTCCGACACTGCCGGCTGTATGAACGGCCGAGTGCAATATGCGAGTTGGGAGTGCTGAAAATACTTGGCCAATCGTTTTAGCAATAATCTCGCCTGTGGCCGGTCCTGGAAAAATATCAAAATCCTGGCGTATACCTAAAGCGGGTGTATGCGCAGGTTGCGTTGTGCCCCGATTATCAAATTGGCGGTGAAGTATTAATGCCTTGATGTGTTGATCTATTTCGGAGATATTGAAGCTTTCAATATAGCCTCCTACAGCTCCTACGCGAAGATCGCGACCCAAAGAAACTGACGATGAGGCGAACCTGAATCCTGTGTCATTCCACACCTCTTGTTTCCGCAACGCGATGTGCGCGTCCGAGTCCGACGTGGTAAATTCAAGCCGAATGCTTCCGTCGATATCTTCTGCTGCCGGAAGACCAGACGTTACGTTACCGATATACACAAACTTACCAGGGTTGAAAATGCCCACAGTTAGGTCAAGTATAGCCTGGGGTGAGGCAATCGGGTACTGGAGAAGTATGCTAGGCATCGAATTGTTTCATTTCAGGCATTTAAGTTTCTTTTGTTTGGCCAGGTTTAACTTGATCTGGTTGATTGTCCTGCGGTTTATGTCTAGGTTTAGAAGTGCAAGAAATTCTTGCGGTGTTATTGTCACCTCAACTTCCTGAAGAAGGTCACAGACATATTTATGAGCGACTGACTCAGGGATCGCGTCTAATGATTTCGTCGTCAGACACGCTGGCAGGATCAGCATCATCAGAGCGAGCGCGAAGGTCTTTGATATTATCTTCACCCCGCTTAATCGCCCTATCTTCGCCAACCTGTTCATGCCGCTTGCGTTCCATTACGTTCCTGACGCCTTTGATCAAGTCAAGAACTTTTGAGATAATCTCTAGGACAGCTCTCCACATTAGAAAGCCCATACAATCGCTGCGATAACAACGAACATCATAGGGGAGCTAAAATCAATCATATTAATACAAATTGCCTCCTACCCAGATATGTCCCGGTAAATCGTTTGTAACAAGAAATGCCTCAACGTCAACCGGGCTCATGACCTTGACTGAAGCCAATTGTTCATACGGGATACCACTCAGTGTACCACTTGCCCCATTATCCTTGACATGGCGAACAACACGATTCTTTTCATACTGTTCTACATTCTCAGGATCGGCAGGTTCGACGTAATCGGGATCACCAACATTGATACCATTAATGGCAGTCTCGCTATCCTGAATGCGCAAGATGCCCACTATTCCGGTCATGAATTCAGGTGGTGTCAGTTCAACGAATTCAGAATCATAAGTTCCCTTAACTGTCATGAACTTCCCGTCCCCGGCCCATAAACAGAAATTAACAGCATGGGCGAGATTGTCATCAGCATCCATCAGTTCGTTTCCGGGCGGATGGGCTTTGAGAAAGGCGGTGAGCGTGGCCTCATTCGGTGCCTGGAGGATAAGATCAATGGCCATTATGTAGATTTACTTTGAAGTTCGGTGTTTGTGATGCGGCGACGGAGATATTCAATATACGCCACATGCCCCCCCCATTGATGAGTTGTAGCACCAAACTGCCCTACGAATATTGTTGTTGGTATAGGCACTGTAGCAACTGTGTCTGTTCCCACTGTGCCCCCATCTTTTGACCACGCATAGTCATTTACTTTATACCCTACAGCCACCTTGAATGACGTAAAATCATTTAACGCACCGAGACTTTTACTGCCAATCCCGGTACCAAAAATACTGGCATTACCCCCAGCAAATAATCTTTGGAATTCTAGTAAACGATTGTTTCCACCTACCGAATTCAGCGCAAGTGCCTCTGCGTTTAAAGAATCGTGCAGGCTCCCTGATCGGGGGTTAATTATTACAGTCCCTTCTGCATCATTATAAGGGATGGCGCTTAACAACTCAGAGATATTATCCTTTGCCCTCGTTACCGTAGCGGCGACGGTTGCAATCGATGATGTGGCAAAAACACCATTTTCATTCTGTACAAAATCAACGACTATTTCATCTGTATCTGTGACAATTCGGAATCCCACAATCGGATTTGCCAGCGTTTGAGTAGGAATGGTGACCTTAGTCCAATCGGAAGTCACCGTAATGACAGTCCATGTTATGCCATTGTCCATCGTCATATTAATGGTACCGAAACCTGTTATTCTTTTTACATACGCGGTTTGGAATCGGGCACTAGATGCAAGTGTGATATTCTGTAAACTGGTTCCATTTGCAGCTGTGGCGAGAATCGATGACGCGGAATTTGCAACACCGTCTACGCCAGTTTGATCCATCGTTGCAGTAATGTTTGTATTTGTCCAGACGGCATCAGTTAAATCCCGATTGTGGAGGCAGACATTTGTTCGAGCTTCTTCAACCAAAACCCCAAATGGCTTGATAATCGTCCATGCTGAAATAGTGCCGGAACCAACGGCGGTAAGCACGTCTACAATGAGTGTGGTACCGATATGGCTTGTCACCGTGCCGACCATGTAGTTTGTGGTACTACCAACCGTTTCACTGATGCGAACGAAGTCGCCTGCGGTCTGGGATGCCGATGCAACGGTTGTGAAGGTCTGTGCGCCACGGCCTATTGTGTTGCTGGTTGTGCTGGTGTCGAGCGTGGCAGGATCGTGGTCAGGTCGAATAGTCGAGGCACTTGCTAATATGCCAAGCTCATTGATAATGTATTTTGCACTTGGCGCGGTATAGGTGAGCCAACTGTCCGGCGTTTCCAGTGTTGAATTAGCTGGTGTGGCTGTATCGCGAACAAGGACTTCATTTGATACAAATGCTGTTACCAGAACATCAGTTTCCGTCTGAAGTGAATCCGCTATGCTGCCAGCTAGCGTGTTCGCGCCAAGCGCTACCCCACCAAACGGGTTCGCGAGCGGATGATGAAGTGGGTGGCGGAGCGGGTGATGAACATTCATGGTGCTACACAATCGAAGATCAGAGCAAGGGTCATCTAATTCTCCAATTCCACTTCAATCGTCCCACTCGTGTACGCGGAGACGTTGAATCGCATGAACAAAGTCAGGCCGTTGTCGAACACTGTGTCGTCCGTCTCGACCGTGGGCACTGTGTATGTGGCGATCGTGTTCCAGGTGCCTTGGATTTTCCGTTGCAGCTCAACTATGGCAACGAACGTACCGCGAATCGCAAATGAGCCGGTATGGGCCTGAGTCTGGCTCGACTCGCCGGTCGCGGTCATACTTTGCTTAATCCCAGACATCACACAGCACACTTCACAGCCACAGCTGCAACCAACACAAGCAGATAGATACTAGCATAGTTTAGCATCAGGATTGTCCTTTATTCGTGGGAAAGCGCCATGTAGCAACTGCGCTAAGTAGTACCGTGAGCGCCGCTTGAATTTCTGGTGTGGCCAACTCGGTTGGCAGCCCTTTACTTGTGCCAAAACCAACAAGGCCTCCAACAACTGCGCCAATTAGTTTACTATAATTTCCCATTTGGTATTCTCCTTGTTAAAGTCGTGCTGCCTGCACATGCATCCAGTCGAAGTTGCGAGCGCTTTCCCACGAATAAAGGACAATCCTGATGCTAAACTATGCTAGTATCTATCTGCTTGTGTTGGTTG